TCTATGTGCCAAACAAGGGTGAAGTTGTATTCAAGGGTGGCGCTGCTATGGAGCAAGCATTCTTTGATTATCTTGCAAGCAATAAAAATCTTGCAAAGCATCAAGGTGGCATTGCTGAAGTAAACGGCGACAACGCTCCTTGGGTTCATACTGTTGATCTTCGCTTGAGCCAAGAATTGCCAGTGTATGCTGGTATGAAGGGTGAAGTGTGGCTCGATGTGATGAACATCGGTAACATGATCAATAAGGACTGGGGTAAGATTGAAGAAGTCGGATTCCCAGGTGCCTTTGGTGTTGCTCGATTTGCTGGTGTTGACGCATCAGGAAAGTATGTTTACGATTTCCGTACAACGGATGTTCGTGACCTAACTCTCCGCGACAACCGTGGTGAATCACGCTGGGCAATGCAACTTGGCGTTAAGTTCAAGTTCTAATGTTACCCAGTAACAAAAACAAGAGAGGGGGACTTCGGTCCCCTTCTTTTTTGGAGCATCCTTTATCGCTGATTTTGTATAGTCTTATTTCATCAGCAATAGGAATAACTTTAATTTTGATTATGTTGTATTTTGTATCAAATTTTAACTAAATCTTAATAATCCTGATCTATATACTGACTCCAGTTCTAGGAGTCTTCAATGCAATACAAGTCAATCTTTATCTCCGATGTCCATCTTGGATCAAGGGGATGTAAAGCAGATTTGCTATGCGATTTTCTGAAAAATAACTCAAGCGAAAATTTATATCTCGTCGGCGACATTATCGATGGCTGGCGATTGAAAAGAAAATTCTATTGGCTGCAATCACACACTGATGTGATTCGTAAAATTCTCAAGGCAGCAAAAAATAATACGAAGGTCACTTATGTTGTTGGCAATCACGACGATGCGTTTCGTGATCTATTGCCGTTCGATATTCATTTCGGTAATATTGATCTAGTCAATCAATGTCGACATGAAGGTGTGAATGGTAAAACATATATGGTGATTCACGGTGATCTGTTCGATGGTGTATTGAGAACCAAACTTCAATGGCTGTATCATCTTGGCGATATGCTGTATAATGTGTTGTTGCGTCTAAACGTTCTTGTAAGTAAAGTTCGTAATTGGTTTGATATGCCGCACTGGAGTTTGAGTCAGTATCTCAAAAACAAAACGAAAGAAGCAGTTTCATATGTAAACAATTTCGAAGATTTGATTGCAGACTACTGTAGAAAACAAAAAGCCGATGGTGTGATTTGTGGTCATGTGCATAGAGCAGAAATCAAAACAATCAACGGCATTGAATATATGAACGATGGTGACTGGGTAGAATCTTGCACAGCATTAGTTGAACACTATGACGGAAGATGGGAGATAGTAGAATGGCACGGACAAAAATAGTTCTCATCACAGATGCGTGGGAACCGCAAGTAAATGGTGTGGTGACAACGTACAAAAACATCATTGCAAACCTGCCTCCTGGTGTGACAGTGGATGTCATTCATCCAGGATTGTTTAGCAATATGAAATTCCCATTCTACAAAGAAGTCACACTTCCGTTTTGTAGTTACAAGACCATGTTTCAGATAATTGAAGAGCGAGACGTGCATTGGCATAAACTAGGACATGATACTCGATATCATATTGCCACGGAAGGCATTCTTGGTTTTCAAGCCAAACGAGTTCTCGAAAAACTTGGAATTCGATACACAACATCATACCATACCAAGTTCCCAGAATTTCTAAATGAGATGTTCAATATTCCAGTTTCATGGACTAAATGGTATTTCGATTGGTTTCATAAGAATGCAAAATACGTTATGTGTTCTTCTGAATCAAACGCAAAAGAAAATTCTCACTGGAACTCGGTTGTTCTTGGTAAAGGATATGATGCGCATTTTCGGTTCAATGACAAATATAGAGACAACAAAGTTGTTCTATTATATGTTGGGCGTGTAAGTAAAGAAAAGAATCTAGATGAATTTTGCGAGTTAGATGTTTCTGGATGCGTTCCACCAACAGCAGAAGTTATCAAAGTCGTTGTTGGTGATGGTCCATATAAAAACAAACTACAAAAGAAATATCCTAATATTCGCTTTATTGGATATAAATTTGGCACACAACTAGCGCAATGCTATCAATCAGCAGATGTGTTCGTTTTCCCAAGCAAGGTTGATACCTATGGAATTGTCATTCTCGAAGCCATGGCTTGCGGAACGCCAGTTGCCGCATACCCAGTAACAGGACCAATTGATCAAATTAAAAATGGAGTCAATGGATACGTTGATGAAGATTTATCAACTGCGGTTTGTTTTGCGTTGAATGTAGATCGTTTGTCAACATACATGAGTGTTGGTGGAATAAACTGGCAAAAATCAGCAAATCAATTCATAAAATACATAGAAAATTGATAAATTCTAGCGTAAGTTGTTGATTTTACAGGGGTTTTGGGGGGTTGGCGTAAGTTATTGATTCTTAAGGGGTTTTTACCCCTTGCTTTTTCGGGCTTTTTATGAGATAATATGAATATGGAAAAGCAATATACGTTCGACGAACGAATCGTCTCGGACCTCTACAAAGAGGCTTATGGGTCACGTCCTCGCGCAGACTTCTGGGCGAAGTGGGAAAAGGGTACTGCTGACGAAAAGCAGATGGTTTGGGACTTTCTCATCGCCGAAGCCGAGTCGGAGGCTGAACGTGAGCGTCAAGAGCAACTTGCTGTTGAGAGGCATCTTGAGAGGATTGTGATTCCCAACATTCTGTCGTATCTGAATAGTTGCAGTCGCGAAGATGCGATTCGCCATCTCCACGATACTTATGACACCAACGGTGACACCGAGTATCTCGAGTATCATCTCGGTGTGCGGTATGGTTATCTCTCTGGTTCAGTGAAGGTGGGTTTCTAATGGACGCTCAAATGATTCAAGAAATTAAAAACGAAATTCGCGGTCTTCAATCCAAGTTGGATGAGATCACTGCTCGGAACACACCGAAGGTCATGCCTGAATATGATCTTGATATCGCCCTTACGATGTACGCTGATCATTTGGTCAGAGATTATTATCGTTGGGACAAGAGTGGTGTCGACCTCAGAGCAGAAAGCAAGTTTGAAATTGACTACAATCGTGGTCGCAAGTTTCTGAAGGTTGTTTCCAAGCATTATGGTTCTCGGTCTGTTCACGGTTTTATCTGCGTGAAGGCGCATGACCAGTGGAAGGTTGGCGACATTCTGAAGGCTGCATCATGGGCTCAACCTGCAAAGAATTTTGCTCGTGGTAATGTGTTGAATCCGAGTTCTTATTCTAATCATCGATGGACGGGTGCGTGATATGTTACAAGATACAGTGAACGAAGTGATTGATAAATCTGATGCAGAAGTTTGGGTGCTCGAAAAGCGAGTACATCAATTAGAGAAAACGTTGCGAGATTTGTCATCTATCTTACATGATGTTTCACATAATGCTGATCTATTCAACATCGATCAGTACATAGTGAATCTGGGAGAATGGGGTAATCATGTTGATGATCTTCTTAAGGAGAAGTGGCGATAATGGCTGTATCAGTCCCTAAAATTGGTTCGCGTGTTCGCGTCACTACGATGTATCCGAACACGGTTGTGTATCGCAATAGTGACAATGGCTATGTGACATACACTCGCGAGGGTGTGGTTGTTCCGTCAATCTTCCGCGATCCGTTCATGTTCGCTGTTGAGACTGGTGCGCCTGATCATCCTGTGAGTGAGTTCAATGCGAAGTCACAGCACGTGGTGAAGATTGAATACATTGTTGGTGGTGCGCAGCAGGTGGCGACTGACAGCAAGGCATGGAAAGTCAAGAGCACAGATGGCAAGAAGGTCTATCTTGTTCAGCGTGTAAATGGGAAGTTTAGTTGCACCTGTACTGGCTTTGAGTTCCGCAAGGACTGCAAACATATCGGTGCTGTAGCAAAAAAGGTTGCGTGAGGATTTATGCGAGTTTATGTTGTATTAGAGGAAGATCGTGGGCTTGGTCCTTCAGTGGCAGGTGTGTTCGCTTCATTAGAGGCTGCACAAGAGTTTGCTGCTCGATCTTCCCACTATTGGGTTTCTTCTGATGAAGGCGAAGAAGTTCAAGGAGTTTAGTGATGTCATATCAATCTGCATTGATTGCTGCTGGCGCAAATGTAATTGCATTCGAACACTTTGGTGACTGGCAAGGCTCATGGGTTGCTCTTGTAGAGTATCGTGGTGAGCGTGGTTGGGTGCAAGGTTCATTTGGATCCTGCGATCACTGCGATGCATTTGAAGCAGAGTTTGGTTGGGATGCTGCAGAGGAAAGCGACTACCAAACACGTCTTGCCTCTTTCGGCGAATCGTATTTGGGTGGACTGCAAACAACTGAACAAATTCTTGCAGAACATGCACCGAACACGAAGTGGGATGATGAAGCAGACAACATTGTCTTTTGGGTTCGTGAGACCGAACAGACTTATCGGGTTGTATGATGAACGAACGATTGGAAATGTTGAGTGAAAAAGTTCGTAAAGGTGAACTAATTGGCTTCAGTGAAGCCATTGAGGTCATTGTTTACCAGGAACAATTGAAACAAGAACGAAAAGCAAATTCTTTCGTTGCGCGAGTGCGGAGATTTTTTGGAGTTGAGTGATGAACGAACGAATCAAACTACCTGATCAAGAGTGGTTAGGATATGATCCTGAGAAAGGTGATATACACGGTTACACTTTTGAGCAGATGCGAGAGTTTGCCGAGTTGATTGTTCGTGAGTGTATGGATAATTTAGAATGGCATGGACATGATGAAGCAGTTAGTCAATTAGAATGGTTCAAAGTTAATCGTTTAGGAATAAAATAATGGAAAGAATATTTGTATTCACTGAAAGTAAACGAAGCGCACAGAATTCGTTTCGCACTTCTGAACGCCCACGCAAATATGCATTTCGTGAAAGCGAGATCAAAGAGATCTACACACAGGTTGGTAGCGAGCAAAATTATCTCATGGTCAATGGCATCGAAGTTGAAGGAACTTTTGATAACTTGATTCAACAACTTGGTGAAAAGGTAGAGGTGGGAAACAAATGGTAGAAGATATACAAGCACATCGCGAACTGGAATGGTGGGAACATTATCCGCTACACAAGTGGTGGTGTAATGATCTCTGCCCTATCGTTCCTCGATTCTTTCATCGAAAGGCAGACAGATATAACACCACTTCTTTTGGTGTGCATTGGTTGATCTTTCACGTTCGGACATTGGATGATATTAGGTTTGGCGTCGATGCTGAAGTGGACTTCTGGAATCTTCGAGTTGGTGTGTCGTTACCGTACTTGCGAATCTATATCGGATTCACGCATGCTGTGTATAATTGGAACTGGAAGGTTTCTGAGTTCTTTCGTCGTAAACCAAAAGCAGAGCAAGAATAACCTTGTTTTGTAACTCTTGATAGGGTATAATAGAAGTATGAAAAACGAACATGGATATTGCCCAAACTGTAATGCGAATCTTGATGGTGGTTCTATTTGGGAACACTTCTTTCAGAAAACTGGAAGCGAACAAGAGGCAGATAAGGCTGCCAAAGCATATGGTGCAACTCGTGAGAAAGGTCAGTGGGGTCGTGCGATCGGAATCTATGATCGCGTTAGAGACGAAACTGCATATTGGAAGTGTCCTGATTGTGGGCATGTATGGGAGCGAACATGAATTTAAACGTTGAACTTGATTGGGATACTGTTGACGGTATTGCTCGTGCTTCAATGCATAACATTCTTGAAAATCTTCAGAAGGATCTCGCAGAGCGTAAGGATGGTGATGGCATGGCAATTTTTGTCGCAGAACAAGAGTTTGATGTGATACTTCTTGAAAAGCACATTGAGGCGTTCAAGTTAGTTTTGAAATATTATGGAGAGAATGCAAGTGAGTAAAATCTTTATAGATGACGGTGGTCAAGTTTATGAAAAGTTCGATCGGTTCAAGTTCGAACAACAGATCATGGAATGCTGGAATGTAACCAATGATCTCAACACAGTCACTGAGTATATGCTTGATGCTCCACTAGAAGCAAATCGCGAAGATAAGATCGCGAATATGCTGATGGGTATTGAGGCTCTCTACGAAGTCAAATTCAATAAACTCTTTCGTCAATTTGAACAACTGGTGCGTGAACACGGTAAGGTGTTTGATAGTGATTCCAATTCTTGATATTATTCTTTTTCTAATTTCATGTTGGCTTGCATACACAAATGCAGGAACATTCATCGGATTCTTGATGACACTAGCGGTGGTGTTTCATTGCTACATCATCGTGAAAACTATTCGATCGCCAGTTGAATGACTGTAACTGAAATTCCATTTTGTCTTGTTGGGATGACCGAAGAAGAGGCAAGAAAAAGAACAAATGACGAACACATGTTGTTCCGAGTTGCCGAGCGCGACGGTCAACGGCAGGGTAGGACGATCGACTGGCGCACCGATCGAATAACGGTAACGATCGAAAATGGGGTTGTAAGCCGAGCGCATATCGGCTGATCTGGGCGGTTTCTAGCCCTGACCCCTAGCCTACCCCTCCCCCCAACTCAGCCCCCCTATAACGGTCGAGGGGGCTTTATAGGGGCTGTCGTAAGTTGTTGATTCTATTAGGGTTTTTACCCTGATCTGAGGCTTTCGTAAGTTGTTGATTTTACAAGAGTTTTTTCGCTTTACATCTGAGCCCATTTCAGCGATAATAGTCTTATGGGGTTGGGAAATAGGTCCCGCCCCGAATAGGAAAAAGGTATAGAATTATGGGTCTTACAGTAAATCAAATGAAGGCGAATCTGGCTCGTGAGCGTCAGGTTGTGAAGGATATGATCGGCGCCATGAAGGCGACTCGGGACGCGATTAAGGCATCGCGTGCAATGCAAAAGGCACTGCGTGCTGAGATTCGCCGCGAGACGTGGATTAATCGCGTCGTGAAGGAAGAACATCGTGCGGCTGTGAAGGCAGCGCGTGAGGCGAAGCGAGCCCAGCGAGTCGCGGATCGTATCGCGAAAGCGGAGGCTCGACTGGCTGACTTGCGTATGAAGGCAAACGCGCCGAAGAACATTCGCAAGAACCAGCGCAAAGCCAGCCCTGTTACGGTTTACACGGCTGAGCAAATTGCTGCGATGAACTCGTAAGTGATTGATTGGCAAGGGGTTTTTCCCCTTGCCTTTTCTCTTGCTGTGCGTTAGAATTGTTGTACAAGGTTGATAAAGGAAATTTAATATGAATACTGCGAATCCTCTTGTGCTCGCGAGCGTCAGCGAAATCAAGACTCTGGTTTCCACTGGTGCGGTCAAGCATGCTGATGCGATCGTTCGTGTGGATTTGGTTCTGGCTCGCAAGAGTTTGACCGACGGTAAGAAAGCACGATGGACTCGCCTCCGCGAGTGGCTCGTGCGAGAGCAAGCCCAAACCGAAGCAGTGGTGGCTTAATGAAAGTTGTATTCAATCGACTGTTAGGCGGTTGGTACATCGTCCGTGGTCGGCATCAGACTCCGATCAGTGGCAAGTTTGGTAGCAAGCAAGAAGCACTCGCGTTCTTGCGGCAACGAAATCCGTTGCATAGCCTGTAATTCTTGCGATAGTTGACTTGTAAGGTGTAATCATTTATACTTGTATTGTTGTTATGTTATATTATGTTTTTTGTGAGGTAATTCAAAATGGCTAATCATCAAGGTTATATGTTGTTCTCTTTGTTGAAGGCTGCTGGCAGCAAGGGTGTCACTCGTGGCGAGGCTGCGAAGGCTCTTGGTGTTCGTGAGTCGTCGGTTCCTGTCTACTTCTATGGTCTGCGTACACTGTATGGTGCGGAGATTGAGGTTCAGAAGCAGGGACGGAAGGTCATCGGCTACACTCTGCTGAATCCGAATGAGTGCACTATCGGCGAGAACGGTCGTCGTGGCACGAAGGCGACGAAGCCGAGTAAATCGAAGCCAATGAAGTCGGTTACAGTCAAAACAGTAAAGACAAGTGCGTCGAAGAAGGCTGCGGCAGTCAGTGCAGTCACTCCTATTCTGGATTCGGATCTTGACATCTCTGAGATCGACGACGCTGAGTTGAATGACTTGAAGGCAAGTCTGGGCATCGGTTAATCATAAAAATCCTCTCTGGGGGACTTCGGTCCCCCTTCTTTTTTACCGAGGTGAATTGTGTCTACAGTTAATACATCCGATGAAGAGTTAATGGGTCTTGAAGCATCTTACTTGATGCTGACTCATAAACTTGTTGATGAAAACTTTTCTCCAATGGCTTGCGCTGCGGTGATGACGAAGTTGGCAATGATGATGTACAAGTCTGCGTTAGATCCTGAAGAATACAATGCGATGGTCGATACTATTTCTGACAGTCGCGATTTGGTTAAAACATTCTCTGAATTTCAAAGTTCTTCTGGGAGACTCAATTGATTAATCGTCAATGGCGTCTTGCCGACAAAAACAATCATTACTATCACCAATCTCACAATGGCTTGGTTATTGGTCATGCATACAATGTCGTGCATACAATCATCTGGGCTGCGAAGATTCCAATCAATGCTGCTGAGGAATTGATCCTCGGTCAGTATGTTGAACTTGAATACGCTAAACGAGCGATTGAAGAATATTGGGAAAAGGATGACAAAACAATTGAGGCGGTGCATGAACATCTTTTATCTAAATCGTGATACGAAAATCTGCGCTCAAGAGCATTGCGACAAACATGTCGTCAAGATGATCGTTGAGTATGCGCAATTGCTTTCAACAGCCCATCGTATTCTAGATGGCAATCATTATTTCGACAAAAGCAAAAACAATCGCAAGATTCATCGCTGGAAGTTAGATCAGTATCGTGAAGATACGATGTACCATGCAGTGAGTTGGAATCATCCTTCTGCCATTTGGGTTCGTGAGTCTTTCGATCACTATCAGTGGCTCTGGAATATGGCTTCTGAACTCTGTCAAGAATATCGCCATCGCTACGGTGGCGCGAATGATAAGCAACACAAGTCCTCGCTAGTCATTCAGAAACTGAGTTTCGCCCCTGATAATATCCCTCGAACTGGTATCTTCTCTGAGCCTCCTCAAGCCATGCCAGAGGATGTGAAGGTTCCTGGAGACTCGATCACTGCATATAAAAACTATTATCGAGTTTACAAGAAACGTTTTGCGCGATGGACTAACAGAGAGATCCCTTCTTGGTATAAATAAGAGGATGAAGAAATTCCTCGACTTTATACAAGAAGAAATAAATCATAACCGTGGTCTACACGTCTTCGACGTAGACGACACGTTATTCCATACCACGGCAAAGATTCGTGTTATGAAAGGTAAGAAACACGTCGGCTCTCTTACCAACTCTGAATATAACACACATAAACTTCCCGCTGGGCATCATTACGATTATGCTGAGTTCCGTTCAGCCGAGAAATTCGATACGGAATCCAAACCTAATCAGCGTATGCTTCACAAGATGAAGCAATTGCATACGAAAGCCAAGGCAACTGGCGGTAAGGTCATCATCAATACTGCTCGTGCCGACTTCGACGATAGAGATAAGTTTCTTGGAACGTTTCGTAAGCATGGTGTGGATATTGATGGTATTCACGTTCATCGCGCAGGCAATTTAAAAACAGATGGTACGGTTGCTGAAAAGAAAGCAAGTATCATTCGCGATCATTTAAAGAGTGGGAATTATTCTCACGTGTCGTTGTATGACGACAGCGAACACAATCTACATCACTTTTTGAAATTGAAGCATGAGTTTCCACACATTCGCTTCAATGCACATCATGTTAAACCAGACGGGAAGTCTAAACGATACACTGGATAATTTATGCCAACATATGAATTTTTGAATACCAATACTGGTAAAATTGAAGAACACTCCATGTCAATGTCTGCCTATGATCAATTTAAGGCAGACAATCCGCATTTAGAAAGATACCATGGCACTGTGCCACCATTACTCTATGGTACAACCGTAAGCGACGGTATCAAGACAGACAATACTTGGAAAGAAGTAATGTCTAAAGTTGCTGAGAAACACCCAGCAAGCCCATTAGCCGATAAGTATCTTCGTAAAAGTACGAAAGATATTAAGACTAAAGAGATCATCAAGAAGCACAGCGAAAAAATTCGCAATCTTGGAAAGCGAGGGTAAATGTCAAAAAAGAAAAACTCTAATACATTCATAGAATTTTCAGACCAACAGGTCGAGAAAAAACCTCAACGTATTAAAGCGGCTGAATTGAAACAATTTGAACCGCTGACAGATAATCAATCTAAGTTTTTCGAAGCATATAAACGTGGTGACTATTTCGTTATGTTATATGGATCCGCTGGTACGGGTAAGTCGTTCATTGCTTGTTATCAAGCACTTCAAGAGGTTCTGGATAGAACGTCTTCATTTCATAGAGTTGTAATCGTTCGTTCAGCAGTACAGTCTCGTGATCTAGGTTTCACTCCTGGATCAGTAGAAGAAAAGATGAGCCTCTACGAACAACCTTATATGCAGATCTGTCATACGCTGTTTGGTCGACGTGATGCATACGACGCATTGAAGGAATGTGGTCGTATTGAATTTATCTCTACCAGTTTCATTCGTGGTATGAGTTTCGACGATGCTGTAATCATCGTAGATGAATGCCAGAATATGACGTTTGAAGAATTGTCTACAATCATGACTCGTGTGGGTCATCGTTCGAAGATTATCTTCTGCGGCGACTATCGACAAACTGACTTGTATCGAAATAATAAAGACAAATCTGGTCTGAAGAAGTTTCATGAGATCGCAAAACTTATGGCTTCTTTCACTAGCGTAGAGTTTACCACTGACGATATTGTTCGTTCTTCTCTTGTTAAAGACTTCTTAGTTGCAACAGAGAGATATGAGAAGAACCAATATCTGTCAGACAACGAAGGGAACGTTGTAGTTGTACCGTTGAATAAAAATATTTGACTTGTAAGATATAATATGTTACAATAGAGTGTCGTCCTTTATGAGTATCTTTCATGTTTAATCATATACATCATGACTTTCCGAAACTAGTACAAGAGAACGTTGATGGCACTCGCTGTTACGTTACTCCGACTGGTGAGAAATACGCTTCCGTTACAACTGTTCTTTCGAACTATAAAAAGAAAGAACTCATGGAGTGGCGCGCAAGAGTTGGCGAAGAAAAAGCCAACGAGATCTCGCGCAAGGCGACGACCAGAGGCACTGGTGTTCACAAAGCCATTGAACGGCATTTACTGAATGAAGAAGTAGATGTCCTTCGCGAAAACATGATGCCGAACGTGCGCAATCTTTTCGTGAAGATGAAAAAAGAGTTAGTTAAGATTAACAACATTCATTGTTTGGAATCTAAACTCTTTTCTCATGAACTTAAACTTGCAGGACAGGTTGACTGTGTTGCTGAATATAACGGTGTTCTTTCTGTTATCGACTTCAAGACTTCAGTTCGTTTAAAGAAAAAGGAAGACATTGAAAATTACTTTATGCAGGGCGTTGCATACGGTACAATGTTCACCGAGTTGACTGGGCTTCCTTTCGAGCAAGTTGTCATTATCATCGGTGTTGATACAGCGGACTTCTGTCAGACAATGTCTGTCAAAGGTGATGATCTTAAAGTTTATCGCGAGAAGTTGCAAGGTTACATTGACGAGTATTATAGGACGCATAGTTTCAAATGAAATACTTAATTGTTACATCAATCTTGTTATTTTCGAGCGCAGCATATGCGCAAAGTGACGAGACAGATAAGTTGATTGGCGCAGTTGTTGGTGGTGTCATTGGGAGCACTATCGGTGATGGCGATGGTCAAAAGATTGCCACAGCACTCGGTGCGCTGATTGGTGCGCGAATGGCTGATGGTGAGAGGTATGCTCGCAGAGACTTTGTTCGTGAATGTCGTAGAAATGTTCCTGCGAAATATCGTAATAATGATGGTGCCAGAAAGGCTTGGCTTGAAGGTTGTGTTAATAACCTAGAAAGGATTCAAGCTGATCTGGAAGTTGATGCATATAATGAGGGTTTGAAAGATGGATCTACCAATAAGTGAAGATGAACTTCGCGATATCGTAATTGCTTTACAGATCGCCAGCGGTCAAAATAAAAACGAAAAGTTTAGAAGTCTCGCCGACCGTCTTAAGTTGGTAGAGCAATTGATCGCTGAAGGTAAACCATATAAGAAGATCCTTCGAGAAGAATACGGCATGGTTGCCTAATAGTCTCTATCAATTATTTCTATTGAATTATTTTATCGTAAAAGGTGCGATAGAGGTTTCTTTTTTTCATATATACGTTGTGTATAGGTTTTGATTATACAGGAGTTTAACATGAAGACAGTTGGAGAAAAGTTAGAAGAATTTCGTATCACTGGTGTGAAGCCTGGTGCTCTTACGCCTGAAAATGCTTTCGAAGAAATTACAGAAGCATCATTTGCAGGCAAGTGGAAAGTTATTGTGTTCTATCCAAAAGATTTCACGTTTGTTTGCCCAACGGAAATCGTTGCTTATGACAAGTTGAACAAAGATTTTGCTGACCGCGATGCGGTTCTTTTGATCGGTTCAACAGATAACGAGTTCTGTAAGTTGGCATGGAAGAATGCTCATGAAGATCTCAAGAAAACCACTTGCTGGTTCTTTGCTGATACTGCTCGGAGCAGCGATGCCTATTACAATGAGAGCGACAGCCTCGTTGATCATCTTGGGGTATTCTTCAAGCCAGCAGGTGCTGCTCTTCGAGCAACATTTATTGTTGACCCAGAAAATGTTATTCAGCATGTCACAGTGAATAATCTAAACGTCGGACGCAATCCAGAGGAAACACTTCGTATCCTCGATGCTTTGCAGACGGGTGAACTTTGCCAGTGCAATCGTGCTATTGGTGAGGCGACTCTATCAAAATAAAGGAAAACTTAAATGAAGAAATTAATCATTGGATTGATTATGTTATCTGCGCCAGCGATGGCTCAAGACCGCGTGACGCAGTATGACTTTGACAAGGATGGCAAAGTTTCTTTTGAAGATTTGAATCGTTATTGCACTGTATCAAGTGCATTGTTTGAAAGAGCAGACAAGAACGGAGATGGTTTTTTGAGCAACGTAGAAATGCGCACAGCAAAAGCCTATTTGTTCTCACGCTGCACAGAAACACCAAAGGAAGTATAAAATGAATTGGGTCAATGTAGTTAAAGAAGGTCTACCAGATTACGCAAAAGATACAAAGTTGAATCTTGATGCAGTACTGCTTCGAAGTTCCCTTGACCCATTGGTTGCGCAAGGATGCGCACTTGCAGCGGCATTTGCTGCAGGTAATTCTCGATTAGCAACAGCAATCGACGCAGAGTTTGAGGACCGTAAGGAAGCCGACGCCGCGTTGACTGCTGCTGCAATTATGGCTCAAAATAATGTTTGGTATCCATACGTTGAAATGGCTGACGATCCTGCACTCAAAGGATTGCCTGCACAACTTCGTATGAATGCTATCATGAATCACGGTGGCACTTCAAAGGTCAACTTCGAAGCATATTCTCTAGCAGCCTCAATCGTAGGCAAATGCCACTTCTGCGTCAAGGCTCATTATGACACTCTCAAGAAAGAAGGTCTTACAGTTGAGCAACTTCGAGATATCGGTCGCATTGCTGCTGTTGTGAATTCAGTAGCGAAGGTTCTTGCTGGCTAAATAAGAATAATGGTTGTAAACTGACAATTAAAGGTGTTCTGGACTCGGGTTCGACCCCCGACATCTCCACCAAATATCAGACGCCCATCACCTCTGCAGAAATGTACGTGATGGCTATCCGACGGGGATGAATTTGGCTTCGACAGGGCAAGTAATAACCTGACAGCAACCAGTGAGGCGACTGACTTAATCAGCGCAAAACAAGTAAACGCAAACGATGATGTTTACGACATGCCTCTTGCTGCTTAATTGCGGTATAAGAGTAACAGAGTTGACTCACTTGGTAACAGAATGAGTCAGAGAGGTGGCGGTTCGCCGCCACCTTTTTATATTTTATTGTGAGTTTAATATGCAAGTATCGATACATCAATCATATTACGAAGATCGTCAAACAATTCTTTTAGATCCTTCGTTCATTCCATTCAATAATGTAATCAATAAAACGCCACAATTGAGGGAATATCCATTGCATGTCAAACTATATGATATGCACAAAAATAATCCGAAAGATCATTGGGGTCTCGTCAGTTGGAGATGGCAACAAAAGATTGGTACTTCTGGAAAGTTCTTTTTGGATTGGATTCAAAATAATCCTGGTCATGATTTGTATTTTATTGATCCATGTATTGTTGAAGCGGCAATGTATAAAAATACATTTATAAATGGCGATTTATCTCATCCAGGGCTTTTGAAGTTTACGCAAGCGCTGCTCGATAAACTCGAAATTGATATTGATCTTTTAAATGATGGGTTTCACCCTTCATTGTTTTCAACATGTACTTTTTGGGTTGGTAATAAGAAATTCTGGGATCGTTGGTTTGCATTTTGGCGAAAATGTCTCGAAATCGTCGAACAAGACAAACAAATGTATTCGTTTATGTATGGGTTTGCTAAGAAAACTCATCTAGGGCACCCGATTATCAACTACCCATTTGTACACGAGCGAATGATTTCTATTTTCCTTTCACAAGAAAAAAATCTAAAGTGGCTGCAGCACCCATTTGACTCTAACTATTTTCATTATAAAATGACCGAACAATATGGTATGAATAAAGGAGCATATGCATATTATCGATCGATGTATTTGATTCATAAGAAAATGCTACACTGTGGTTCGAGGTTAATCGCTGAAATGCCAGAAGATCAATTTGGTCACGATTCACTCTTTAGATTTCCAGAAACATATAAAAGAGCTAAATAAATTCACATCACTATTCGTTTTGGAGGATGTATGAACGTATTGATTACTGGAGTTGCAGGATTACTTGGTTCTCGTTTGGCTGATTGGATTATTGAAAATAAGCCAGGTGTCAACGTTATTGGTATTGACGACTTGAGTGGCGGTTATCTAGAAAATGTAAACCCAAAAGTCACTCTCGCTAAACTAGATCTTGCAGCACATGATTTTGATCGTTTGTTCGAAGACTATAAATTCGATTATGTGTTTCATTTCGCCGCATACGCTGCAGAAGGTCTTTCACCATTCATTCGTTCATACAACTACACCAACAATCTTGTTTCAACTGCAAGAGTTGTGAATCAATGTATTACACATGATGTGAAAAGAATTGTATTTACTTCTTCACTCGCAGTTTACGGAGAAGGCACTCCACCATTTAGCGAGACAGATCCTTTGATGCCAATAGACCCTTATGGAGTCGCAAAGATGGCATGCGAACGCGATATTCAAATTGCGGGTGAGCAGCACGGTCTTGATTGGTGTATCATTCGTCCACATAATGTGTATGGCGTTAAGCAAAACATCTGGGACAAGTATCGTAATGTTCTTGGCATCTGGATGTGGCAACATTTAAACAATCTTCCAATGACCATCTTTGGAGATGGAATGCAGATGCGCGCATTCAGTTACATCGATGACTGTTTGGAAGGATTATGGAAGGCAGCAGTTCAAGAGAACTGTTCGAAACAAATTATCAATCTTGGCGGTACGAAAGAATACACCATCAAGGAAGCAAACTCTATTCTTACAGAAGTTATGGGTGGAGGTGTAACGGTACATCTCGAACCACGACATGAAGTGAAATATTCACATCCAACTTACCAGAAATCAGTAGATCTCCTTGGCTATTCCGACAAAACATCTCTTAAGGAGGGGTTGACTTGTATGTGGGAATGGGCTAGAATACAACCTATGCGTGAACGATTTATGTGGGATCGTTACGAGGTTGAGAAGGGTATCTACAGTTTCTGGAAAAAACCTTGAAAATAGAATTTGTAATTCCAACATGTAATAGAACTATACCTTTGTTGGGTATGATTTCGAGTATTGCTGCTCAAACGAATCCAAACTGGTCTATTCATGTTGTTGCCGATGGGCATTATGAAGGGTTTGATAGTGTTGTAAAGATGTTCGAGAACCATACTGAAGATAAAATTCGTTTCAGTGTGATTGATGGACCAAACCGCGATTGGGGACATAGCCCACGGAATTATGGTATTGCTAATGCTCGCGAAGAGTGGTTGGTGATGAGCGGCGATGATAACTATTATTTCCCGAACTTTGTTCAGGAGTTTTTAGCAGTCGCTGATGATAGTACAAATTTCATTCATTGCAATTTCTACAATAGTCACATTAAGTGGGAAAAGCATGATTCGAAGATCGAAGTGAATAAGATTGATATTGGTAATTATGCAACAAGAACTGTGTATGCTAAAACAATGAGATTAGATACAACAAAACTTAATGCCGATGGCTACTTTGCAGTTGAGTATGTAAACAAATTCTGCAATCTACCATATGTCTCTAAGAAAATTGAAAAGGGGTTATACATTCACAATTAATTAAACATATAATCAGACACAGTTAATTCAATTTCACTGCGCAATAAAGGGGAACCTGAAATGAATGCAGTTCAAAATTTTGTTGATAAGTATCATGATTTCATTCTTAAAGTTGGTGGGTTGTTTGCGTTTCTTTTCTTGGCTATCTACGTTCCGATGTCTTCACATTTAAAGACAAAGGATACTCTTGAACATCAGATGATTGTCAATACTCGTCTTGTTCAAGAAATGACTTATATGCATAACGAGATGGCTTTCTTTCAATTATCTTATGATAAACAACAGGCTTTGATGAAAGAAGTTGAATGCCTTGCTCGCAATATCTACTTCGAGGCAGGTGGTGAACCATATGCAGGTAAAGTTGCTGTTGCCGAAGTAACTCTCAATCGAGTCAGAAGTTCAGCATATCCAAAAACAGTTTGTGGCGTAGTCTACCAAAAGGCTAAAGGTGTCTGCCAATTTAGTTGGGTCTGTGAAGGCAAAAAGCGAGTGAATGTTCGCGCTGCGAGTTGGACTGAATCAATGCGAATCTCTCAGCAAATGCTTGTTGCGAAGAAAGACAGTAATGTTGTTGGCGACGCTAAATTTTTTCACGCTCATTATGTTGAACCTAACTGGTCTCGCACTAAAACGTTTGTAAAGAAAGTTGGCAATCATTTGTTCTATCAGAATTAATTTATGAATGAAGAAAGTTTTGAGTTCTTAAGAAAGAAAATTGTTTCTTTTATCTTTTATTATGTTATCATATTCTTAATAGTATTCCCGTTGATAATGTACGGAGCATATAAACTTTATCTAAAAGATAACATTGAAAATTTACTGGGTCACAATTTCGATAAGGAACAAGCAATTTGTTTGGCAGATAACATTTATTACGAATCTGCTGGCGAGTCTAAAAAAGGTCAGTTGGCAGTCGCGACTGTGACGCTTAATCGCGTTAAACATGAAGACTTTGCTAACTCAATTTGTAGAGTCGTATATGAAAGAAAGACAACTTGTGAATTCAGCTGGGTTTGTCAAAGAAAGATTTCCAATACCAGATTCCAAGACATACACTGGAAACATATACACAAGATGTCTGAGGATATAATCTCAGGTGAAAAAAATACTTTACCTGAACTGCGTAATGCGTTATACTATCATGCTGACTATGTAAAACCTTTCTGGGCTAAACATAAACAGCGTATCACCAAAATTGGTGCGCACATATTTTATGAGTAAGGTGTAATATATGAAGATAGATGTTGAAACGAAATTAGATTTTGCTGATGTACTTCTAGTGCCAAAACACTCAGATCTACATTCGCGTCAATTGGTTGATCTTGAAGTTGATTTTTTCGACCTAGATGTAGTTCCAATCGTTGCAGCAAACATGGACGGTGTTGGTACTTTCGAGATGGCTACAGCATTGAGTCGCGATAATATCCTTACTGCATTAAATAAACATTATCCTCTAAATGCGCTAATTGACTTTTACGATACAGAGCGTGACGTTGCACATTATGCAATTTATTCTCTTGGCGCTAATAACACTGATCTAGACAAGTTTACAAATTTCCACGCCCACTGTATCGACAATGATATACCCATTCCACGCGCAGTTTGTATTGATGTTGCTAATGGTTATACTTCTAGATTTTTAGATTTTGTTGGCGAGTTTGCAGAGAACTATCCAGAGTATGGTTTAATTGCAGGCAATGTCGTAACACCAGAAGCAGTTGAGTCTCTCATTGAAGTCGGTGCGGATATCGTTAAGATTGGCATCGGTCCTGGATCAGTTTGCACGACTCGTAAGATGACTGGCGTTGGTTACCCACAACTCTCTGCGGTTCTTGAATGTTATGATGCAGCAGAATCAGCGCGTGGTCGTATTATGTCTGATGGTGGTTGTACCTGCCCTGGAGATGTAGCCAAAGCATTCGCTGCAGGTGCGCACTTTGTTATGATTGGTGGTATGTTTGCAGCGCATGAAGAAGGCTTGCCGCCAGGATTCAGAGATAATATCAAAGACGCAAGCAGGATACCATTCTATGGTATGGCTTCGAAGGCTGCACAAGAACTTCACAATGGTGGTGTTGCTGACTATCGAGCCAGTGAAGGAAAAGAGGTCTATATACCGTATCGCGGTAAAGTGTCAAACACTGTGAAACATCTTTTGGGTGGTATTCGTTCTGCATGCACTTATGTTGGTGCTGAGGATCTGTATCAACTCTACCATAAAGGTAAATTCATCAAAGTCAATCGCGTAATTAACGAAGTATTTGGACCAAGCTGATGGCAACTCGCGAAGAAAAAAATAATTTTTGTTTAATGATTGAAGAAATGGCTAGTAAGATGAATTTAAGTCTAATTGACGCTATAACTCATTATTGCGAAGAAAGTGGTCTTGAGGTTGAAGTTGCTGCCAGTCTCGTCAACGAAAACCTAAAATCTAAAATTGAAGTTGAAGCACAGACGTTACGTTTCATACAAAGGTCATCTAGATTGCCAATATGAATGGCTACGACGCCTATGTTTGTTACATGTCAGTGAGATTGCATTTCACTAATGATCACTTCGACTACTTTCAATACAATGGCAAATCAAGAACGACAATTGAAACGTTTGATTTAAGAAAAGACAAATACTCATTTCACAGAATAGCAAGAATGTATGACGAAGGTGAACTGCCATATTTTTATGCAGTGAACTTCTTTCATAAAGATAAAAATTGGATAAGTGAACTACTCAAAGACGAAGCAAAACAACTTTTTAAAGATTGGAAAACTTGGCAATCCGCACGCGCTGAAAATTTTAACGAAGATCTAAACAAACTTAAACAAATTAACTTTGGTGATTCATTACGCTGTAAGGATGGGCAGTTCCCTGAACTTCTCAATCTATACATGCAAAAGGAAATTAATCTGGATTCACTAATCATATTAGATCACGCAATCAAGTTGTTTGATCGTTGGAATACAAAGATTGAAGATGACTTTATATGGAGTGATCTTTACAAGAAATTCAATAAGTATAAGCCATTCTTTTTTGCTTATGCTCCGTTGAATGATAGTATGTTTAAATTCATGATCAAGAAGGAGTTGACTCCTGTCGCGGTTTAATATATACTATTGTTGTTATGAAAATGTGGATACAATTAATACTACTAATACAATACATACGAGGTAATACATATGTCTAATCTATCTGCACTCAAGAAGAACTCCTCTCTTGGAAAGCTCGCTCGAGCACTCGAATCTACCACAAAGAACAGTGGTTCAAAAGAAGATGAACGCATGTGGCAACCAGAGGTTGATGCCGCTGGTAATGGCTACGCTGTCATTCGTTTTCTTGATGCCCCTGCTGTCGATGGGGAAGATGGTATGCCGTGGGTTCAAGTGTTCAGTCATGGCTTCCAAGGTCCTGGTGGTTGGTACATTGAGAACAGTTTGACGACTCTTGGTCAGAAGGATCCTGTGTCTGAGTACAACACTCAACTCTGGAACTCTGGCATTGAAGCGAACAAGGAAATTGCTCGCAAGCAGAAGCGTCGTTTGACTTATATCTCAAACGTTCTTGTCATTAAGGATACTGCAAATCCTGCCAACGAAGGAAAAGTTTTCCTCTACAAGTACGGTAAGAAAATCTTTGATAAGATCAAGGAAAAGATCGAACCGCAATTTGAAGATGAGAAGGCAGTCAATCCGTTCAGCTTCTGGGATGGTGCTAACTTCAAACTCAAGATCCGTAAGGTTGAAGGCTATCGTAACTACGATAAGTCTGAGTTTGATACTCCGTCTCCATTGTTTGATGGTGATGACGATAAGATCGAAAGTATTTGGAAAGCGGAATATTCTCTCAAGGAATTCCTCGATCCGAAGCACTTTAAGTCTTACGATGAATTGAAGTCGAAGTTAGATCGCGTTCTTGGTCTTGATGGCGTTGCCGCTGCGCGTGCAAAGTCGAAGGCTGAAGATCTCGAACTGGCTGATGAAGATGTCGGCGTTGCCGCTACTGACGATGATGATTCAATGGCTTTCTTCGGAAAGTTGGCTGAAGATTAATATACCAATCCGAGTTGGTTATATTAAGAGAAGGGAGGCGAAAGCCTCCCTTTTTTATTTGTACATTGATGCTGGATGATAGAAGTCTCTTGATGTTGCTCTAATGAATGCATCATCAGGATTGCGCACCACAGGCGTTCCAGTTATAACTTTTTGTTGTGGTGGTGGAGGAGGAACTGCTGGTGGTGATGATGGCGCATTTATCACAATAGGTGCAGCAGAATTTTTCGTTGCATCTAATTGTGCACTAGAGCGTTCAACAATTGTTGCTGGTATGTCGTTATTCAAAGGAAGTGCGGATGCAGTTTTACCAAACATTCCAGCATCACGAGCAGCAAGAGTTGCATCAAGTCCAACAGAAGCGGCAGTACCAATTCCAGGAATCGTTCCCGCTAATCCAGAGGCAGCTTCTAATGCCGCACCCGTTTTATCACCAGCCATTAATCTACTTGCAGCAAAACCTAATCCTGCAACAGCGCCGATGATTGGGATTTTCTTTAGAGCAGATTTCAATACACCTTTACCTGCTGCTTTGGCTGCAGTTTTTGTTCCTGTTTTCGCAGCCGCTTCGCCAGCACTTGTTGCAGCTGCTGCACCTTTTGTTGCTGTTGTCCCTGCAGTTTCAGCTGCAGCAACTTTAGCTGCTGGTACTGTTGTTGCTGGAGCAGCAGTTCCTGTTGGCATTGTTGGCGTTAATGCTGGTGCAGCACCACCGCGCATAAAGTTTCCGACTTTACTTCCAAGGTTTTTGACTCCTTGAAATGCTTTTTTACCCAATGCACCAGCACCACGAGCCAATGCCCCAACACCTCTCATGGCTAAACTTCCAAGTCCATCTAATATACCACCACCGCCACCACCAGGCATTGGCATTTGTTGACCCATTCCAGCCTCTTCTAATGCACTAGGTAGAACTTTCCTCAATGCAGCATCTAATGCTTTTTCTAACTTTTCAACTTCTTCTTTATCGTCCACTTCTTTTAATGGACCATAATCTTTTGGCGCTAATACTTTTCCTTGATCGTCAACGCCACCATTCATTTGTGCGCTAATCATGGATAATTTCTTATCCAATTGTGCATAAAGATCTTGACTCAATTCCTTTGATGCAATTGCACCAGCTGTTCCTGATTTACCTTTCTTATAGAATTGTCGACCTTGTGGTGCGCCTCTGTAATACATAAAATCTTCACCACCAGAAGATTTCACGTCAATTGGTTTTAATAACTCTTTTGTATCTGCTCCAGCAGTATCATACATACGTGCAGCTGACGCAGCAATTGAATTTTCTGGCGACGGTGTAATTGAACTTGTGATTTTACCGAGTGAACTTCTTAAATTGCTAATAGCACTCTTGATACCCAAAATACCTTTTTTTATCTCACTGATTGCTTTGATAACTTCTTTAGTGTCTTTTTGTGTTTCAACAGTCACCTTTTCAACAGTCTTAAGTTGACGACGAAATGTTTGAATTGTTCTAATGCCTGTGCGTTTTTTCGGAGTTTGCCCACCTTCTTCTCCTTCTAAACCTTCCTCTGTTGGCATACCTGCTTTTTTTCTGTCTTCCATTTCTCTACGCTGACGAATCGTCTTACTATAAGCATACATGGATCGTAGGAATGGACTTTCGGATTGTGCAGCAAGAAAATCTCCAACAGAACGTCCAGCTGTATATGAACGCATACCGTCAACTTTTTGTTTTGGAGTAGCCTTTTTTGTTTGTGGCTGTTTGCCACCACCAATTAGCGTTGCAAGTGGACTTGGTGTAGGGGATGACGATTCGTTTGGCATTTTTATCTACTCTTCTTTTTCGCTAATTGCTCTAATTGTTGACGCTCTTGCTCTTGCTTCAAGTACTGTATGACTAGCAACACATATGTCTCCCTCTCCCAAGGGATCATATTTTCCAACTCAGCCACATTAAAGTTGTGGTGTTTTATCAATGCAAAGTTAGTTTTAAAAAAGTTCTTCAGATTTTCATTACAAAGGCTTAATCGAAAAAATCGCCGATTCCCTCCAAGACGATTTTATGTTCAAATCCGCACCTTGAACAACCTTTCTCAATCACATGAGATAACTTCGGTAATGATGTGAAGTATGCTTCAAATTTATCGAAGTCATTCTTTGTCATATTTTCGACAAACTCAGTAAACTCTTCTCGGCTAATTTCATCCTTCGCATATGTCTGATTCTCATCAAAAGCGGAATCAACACAATCGTAAATGAAATCAATTACATTTTTGACGCTTTCTGAGAAATTAATCTCAGACATTTGTTGTAAAGAATTAATATTCGGATGCTTCATCTTAACGCCAATCTTATCAGTGAACTTGATAATTGGGTTGCAATCCATATTCTTTAATTTTACGTCAAATAGATTTACTTTTACATCCATAAGATTGCCGCACTTCTCTCCGCTTTCAGGAGCGACTTGCTGGCATGTATACTTTGTTTCGATAATTTCTCCCATTGAATGGGCACGAAGTTTTATAAAGAAGTATTCTAAATCATAGATTGCCAAATCATCAACACTAAAGTTTTGCGGTTCAATAACGCAGTTTTGAATAATTTGACGAATGGCGTTAATCATTGACGTCTCATCATTGGCTTCTAAAGCCATTAAAAGAATCTTTTCTTCTTTTACGAGAAATGGTCTAAATTTAACAACCTTCTTTATAGAATTCAATTCAATCTCATGAATTGGATGATCAATTTTAGGTAACATAATTACTCCACTTGCTATCTTCTACCAGAATTAAATGATATTTTATTCAACTTGAATCCAACTTTTTCGGAGATGTTATTCAATGCATTGTTTATTGATTTTTCTCCGCTAGTTGAAATTTGCCTCAACGTTCCGTCAGTGTCGTTGAATGAATTTAGTATTGTATTCTCTAAACGACCAATTGCCATATTTTTCAAATTCTCTTTGTTCGCGCTATTAACTAACGAAGAAAGTTTTTGTGCTAACTTAATTGGATTTGAAAGTCTGCTTCCTTGTACCACAACTTCTTCCATTTTAGCAATCGTTTCTGAAATACTTTCCCAACGGTGATAGGCAAAGGTGACTTGAATTCTCATAAAGCCATCGTCAGACCAACTTAATGGCACTGGAGCAATTGCAACTGGAAATGCATCAATCAACTTAACCCAATATACTTTTGGAGTTGGAACTTCTGGGCTACTTTGTGCGGCAGGATTTTCTGACGCTCCACCATCAACTCTGCGTTTAATTGCTCTAAATGCATCAACCGTCAAATCAATAACGTTTGATGGTATCTTATCAATTAGCGACATTGGATTGTTTGCCTGAGCCGCTGCAGCCGCCTTTGGATCTTGAATTTCTGGCGTCTCACTTAAAGCGATGACAGAGACAGTTCCGACGTATGAATCGCGATATTGCATATTGAACGTTTTTGGATCTTGAACACAGTTCATCCAAAGTTCAAATTGAGTTTTTTCTCTCATATCGTTCGTGCAAAGGAACGTTAATGTAATTTCATTAAACACAGTTCCTGTCGCAACTTTATAAGCAGGACCATAGATTTTAGCATCGTTGGTCATAATCGTTTTACCAGGCAACTCTGCGGCTTCGCAAAGAAACTTCATACGATCCATCACATCGTTAGTCCAACGTGGGCTGAAAATTTCAACATAAAATCGGTTTGTTTTCTGCAACCCACCAAACGAATTAATTTTCGCTCTGAAGTTGTCAATGGAAAAAATATTTCGAACAACGCTACTATCCAAACCTAGAGTCGTGCGACTGTTATCCGCTGGTGGCGGAGGAATCTGTTGCGCAGGAGGCGTGGTTTGTTGTGGCGGTTGTTTCGGTTCAAAACCTGGTATTGTGAATGCCATTTAGATCATCTCCAGCGATTCGCGGTGAACTTGTTCTTTCGTGGCACCGACAAACATTTCAACAGGTAGGAACAGTGCTATTTCCCAATTGGACGGTTCAATCTCAATTAAACCTGACGCTATGTGTGACGTTAGATAACGTTTTAAGCAAGGTTTAAATTCTTCATATCGAGCAGCACCTGCGAGTAAATCGTAGGATAGTTGCATTTTAGTTGTGTCATCATAACGTTCATTATTTAAAGTTTCATATAATTTATCTAACAATATTAAACGATACTTTACTGGTAGATAATGCAGATTTAACCCGAGAAACCCATCTTTATATTTCTCGACAGGAATCACTAATGGAAACCTGTCATAATAAGGTAAAGTTTTCTTCATTTTTGGATCATAAAAGTAGAAGTACATGCGACCTGGATAGAATCCCGTCGCGGCTCTACTTTTATCTTGAATGATTGTATTACGACGAACTGATCGCAATTCCGATATTTTGTTTTTTAGCCATGTGCGCGCTTGCGCCGTGCGTTGAGCAACGCCAGCCTGATTCATTTGAGCGCTGAGTCTATCTAATACATTAGCCATGGGAATATTTATTTAATGTTTAAATCCTTTTCTGTGATGATCTGGAAACTCCAACCGCGATCTAAACAGTATTCCTGCGCGGCTTTCCACTTGGCTTCATTCACACCCCAAGTAACAATTTCATTAATGTACCTTCGAGTCGGTTTTTGTCCAACTTTAGGGGGAACGGTCTGGCTTGAAGGTTTCACTTCAATTACAATAGTTTTTGTGTTCCCGTCTTTACCCTTCGCTTTGATGATGAAATCTGGGAAATATCGGTGCCAAGAACGATCTACTGGAGAAAAGTATGGGATATGAAACTCTTCGCTGCCCCATTTAAGGATGTTGGGGTTGGTATCAAAGTAGGTCATTACACGATACTCGTAACTAGACCTGTAAATTATGTTTTGCGAGTCACCTAAATATTTGCTAGGATTTTTAGGTTTAAAATATCCTTGAAAATACTTCATTCTTAATAGTAGAACTCAAATGGCAGAAATAACTACGTCCGACTCTCAGGTCGCAGATCGCAATAAATTGCGAAATGATGGACAAAATATACGAGTAGCATATCCACTGGATTTAGAAGAAAATTATCCTCATGCTATCGATTTTACTATTTATTTACCCCAAAAAAGTTCTTTTAATAAAACCATTGCTAAAATACCTGGTGGGACTAGCGGTTTGAGTAATTATGATGGAATTGGATCGTTTGGGGATGCTACAAGTTTAGCCCAAACTGGATTCACTCTCCAAGGTGCATTTCAGGTAGGTAAAGACGCTGCTCTTGGTGGCGCAACCGCAGGAAACCTTGTTCGCGGTGGGGGTTTCCTTGGAACCGTCGCTAAAGTTGCTGCAGGTGCAGCTGGTGCTGTCGGGGGTGCAGTTTCTTCCGTGTTTACGAATTCTAAAACACAATCGAGTATTAAAGGTGCAATTGCAACAGAATTCATTCAAGAACAAACTAAAGTTACTGGATTGAAGTTGGAAAGAACGGCACAGAAGATCAGTAAAATGATCTCCATGTATATGCCTGCTAACTTCTTCACGACTTATGGTCACGATTATGATCAAATCAGCGTAAAGGAAGCTGGCGGCATGCTTGGTATGTTGGCTGGCGCATATTCATCAACGGGTGGTATGCCCGATCTTTCGAGTATCGCTAATGATCCTGCTAAATTTCTAGAGGCTATTAAATCATTACCAGGCGCAGCAAACCCATATACTGCTCTTGCTGCAGGAGCGCTCGGCTCAACGAGTCAGGTTCCTATTTTGGGCGGTCCTCTAGTTGGTAGCAACTTTGCAGACCTGAGCCTTTTCAATATGGGTTATGCACAAAACCCAATGCTTGAAGTTATCTATCGTGGTACTAATTTCAGAAACTTCCAATTCGAATTTATGTTTCAGCCAAAAAGTCAAAAGGAAGCAGAACGAGTTCGTGAGATTATTGAAACATTTAAATTCCATGCTGCTGCCGAAACAAATCCTATTTCTGAAAAAGTAGGCGACGGTTCAATTTTCCCAGGTGGAACTAGTATGCCAATGTTCTTCGTTCCACCATCTGAATTTGGAATTGAACTCCGTCATGGCTCAATTCAGAATAAATTCCTACCTAAAATTGGTAGATGTGTATTGAATCGCGTCGACGTCGATTATGCTCCAGGCGGTCAATGGCAAACATTTGCCGATGGCGTTCCAATTGAAACTCGTATGCGTTTAGATTTTACTGAAGTTGAACTCATTACGAAGAATAAGATTCAAGAAGGATACTGATGGCATATTTTACTTACTTCCCACAAATTTTCTATTCGTTTGATACAGCAAACGCTGATTACTCATTAGTTACAAATGTGATGTCAAGAGTCAAGATTCTTCGAGAAGTTCTTGACAATTCATTACTGTACTACAAATACGAAATCAAAGAAGGTGAGACCCCAGAAATCGTTGCATATAATTTTTATGGTGATGTGCAAAAGCATTGGATTATTTTATACGCTAATTCAATTATTGATCCGAAATATGATTGGGTCTTGCATAGCAAAGAACTCGAAAATTATATCATTTCAAAATATGGTTCTATTGAAGACGCTAAAACTGAACTCCATCACTATGAAGTCACAATTGAAGAGTATAATAGTGTTGATGGTCGAATCAATGAGCGCAAGTTTACAGTCACAGACAAAGATTATAACTTTTCAACAAATTCATTAGCCGATAGATTCGAAACTTTACCGACAGTAAATAGTGCGCCAATAGTCGTTCCATACACATACACATTGTCTGATGGCTCTACTATAACAGGAACTGAAACCTACATTGCCGTTTCTAATTACGATTATGAGTTTTTAGAAAACGAAAAGAAACGAATAATTAACATACTCAATCCTGAGTATGCGTCACAAATTGAAAATGAATTAAAGGAATTATTAAGATAATATGGCTGACGGTCCTGGTATTTTAAGATTTGGTGACTTTGAGATAAAGGCGCTCGAGTTAATCTCGTCGACAGGCGCCATCTATAATCTATACACTTCATTTAGTGAATTGTCTATTTTTGAAGACATCTATACTAGCGCATTGTCTGGGCATATTTTTGTTACAGATTCTAACGACATGAGTAGCACCATGGATATTCATGGTGGTGAATTTTTACATATCATTTTAGATAAACCTTCCCTTGGCGAACCAATTGAAGAGTTTTTTCGCGTTTATAAAATATCAAATAAAGTCGTAAAGAATAAAAACTCAACTGCATTTGTCATGCATTTTGTGACAGAAGATCAGTTTGTTTCTAATCAATATAAGATTAGTCGCGCATTTACTGGTCCTGCTGATGCATCAGTTTTATCAATATTGCGTAATGATTTAAATGTTAATGTTCGTAAACTCAAATTAACAAACTTCGAACCTGCTTTCGGCGAAACAAATGTTGTAATACCATATATGCATCCGTTCCAAGCAATTCAATATTTTGCTTCTCGCGCAACAAATAAAAATGGTTCGTTTTATTTTTTCTACGAAAATCGCGATGGATATAACTTTAGATCATTAGAAAGTATTTTAAATAGCCAGGTTTATAAAACCTATTCTTTAACACCTAAAGTTTTAGATGCACCAAGACCAGAAGTCAGTGCAAGTAGCATTAATGAAATTATTATTAATCAAAACTACGATACGCTCACAACGATGTCTACTGGCGGATTTGCAGGTAGAATGAAAAACCTTAATGTCGTTCGTCGCACATATACTGAAAACGATTTAAACATCACAAACAGACATAGTTATCCTGCTCTCGGTAAAGGATTTCCTGTCAACAATTTGACGAATAGAAAAGGCGATTCTCTACTTACAACGTTCCAATCTTTCGAGAAGTATTCCGTTTCAACGACTGCTAATTTGGATTTGGACGATTTTCCAAACAACTCAGAGCAGTTTATCTTCAGAAGTATGGAACACTCTTTGTTGCATAATTTTAGAGCGACAGTTACGATACCTGGCGATCCTTTCATTAAAGTCGGCGATATTATCTTCATCAATTTGCCGAAATTCGCTCAGTCTATAACTGGAGACCAGAAATTAGATGAATTTTATTCTGGTAAAATGCTCGTGATAGGAGTGCGTCATACAGTTACTCCAGCAGCCCATACCACTTATCTCGAAGTTGTTAAGGATGCTGTAGAAGGAACATTGAGTGACGCTTCTAATGGCGCTTTGCTACTGAAGGCTAAAAAGTAATGATGTCAAAAGATTACATGGGTTTAAATGGGTTTGTTTGGTGGGTCGGCGTTGTCGAAGATCGCAACGATCCAGCAATGCTTGGTCGCGTCAAAGTTCGTTGCTTTGGCTGGCATTCCGAAGATCTCCAAGAAATCCCAACAACGAAATTGCCATGGGCAACTATTATGTTGCCTGTAAATCGTGATGCACATTTTGCTCCAAAAGAGGGTGAGTTTGTTTGCGGCTTCTTTATGGACGGTGAGTATGCTCAACATCCAGTTGTTATGGGTATTTTACCTGGAATCAATAATAGTGAAACTGATTTTTCTAGAGGATTTTCTGACCAACGTTCTGATTTGACAAAAGTCCCAAGAAAAGTTAAATCGCGAACATATAAAAAAGATGGCACTGGCGTTGAAATTCAAAATGAAGATCCGAAGAAAAATCCAGAACGACCAGGTGAACCATCTTCAAGTCGTTTTACAAGAAATGAAGATATTGGACAAACTCTAATTAAAGATCGTAAAAAGAATCTAGTAGAGGTTCCAATTGCAGGTGGTGGCTCTTGGAAAGAACCAAGCCCAGCATACAATGCATCATACCCATATAACAACGCTCAAGAAACTGAATCAGGTCATGTGTTTGAAGTTGACGATACGCCTGAATGGGAACGTATACACGTCGCTCACAGAACAGGAACATTTTATGAAATGTATCCTTCTGGATCGAAAGTTGAGAAGGTTGTAAAGAACAATTATCAAGTTATTATGGGTGATGATAACATTTATGTCATGGGTCAATGCAATATCACTGTTGATGGTGCAGCAAACATCAAAGTCAAAGGCGACGCTAAGATACAATCTGATTGTACGATTGATTTAAATGCTACAAAAGATATTAATTTAAATGCATTAGGCTCCGTCAAAATCAGCGGCAGTCAAGTTTCGGTATCGTCTCTTGCTGCCACTCGAGTTACTGGTGGATTTTTATTAGATATTGATGCCCCTGCAGTAATTATCGGTAAGAGTGGTCTTGCAGTTTCAAATGATTTCTTACCATCACCAACTGCTGGTGGGGGAGGTGGCGGCGGTGGTGGTGCAGCTGCAGGCGCGGATGCCGCTGGTGGTGCTGCTGGTGCTGCGGCAGGTGCTGCAGGAGCCGCTAGTGGTGCCGCTGCTGCAGCAGCCTCTCAATTGACGGGAGCGTTGGGTGGATTAACAAACCTTGCAAATATTCCTGGAATGGATATGTTGACTAAACTTCCAGGTCTCGAGAATCTTGAATCACTAACATCAAGTTTGGGTAACATTGGCGACATTAGCGCCAAACTCGGCGACGTAACTGCACTTTCTGAAAAACTAGGTGAGGTTTCAAAACTCACTTCAATCACAGACACCATTAAAGATAAACTGGGTGCCGATTTCAATCTAGATCAAATCAAAGGTCAGTTGGATCAGATTAAAGACGTCTCGAAAAATATTGATGGAATTAAAAACATTAAAGATGCAGCAGGTCAATTGAAACAAATCTCGGACGCGACGAAAGAGTTGACAAAAATCCCAGATCTAAACAAATTCGTCAGTGATGTTAATAAACTTATCGACATTCCAGAAGTAACTGCTAAGATTCCAAATCTATCTAAGATTAATGGTATTGTAGATAATTTTAATGACTTGCAAGGCGCAAGTAAAGATATTCAAACCTTGGCTGGTTCGGAAGTAACTGGCAAAGTATTAGAACTTTCACAAAAAATTAATTCATTACCTACAGACTTGGGTAACGTTGGTGGATTTAAAGATGGCATTAAAGGATTGAGTTCGTTTAGTGAAAATCTTGGTGGTTTGAATAATCAAATCAAAGACATTTCAAGTATTGCAAACGAACTGAGTGCAAATAAACAACTAAGCGCAGTTACTGATGGATTTAAGAATCTAGAAAAGAACATGGGTGAAATTGGTTCGCTCACATCTTCTCTATCTGGTGCAGCAGCTGACGTTGGCGCAATTAAAGACATAACGAAAGGATTAACTGCGACCGCTGATATAACCAAATTCTCAAACTTTGAGGGGCAATTGGGACCGCTTTCTGGAGCATTGAGTGGATTGAAGGATGGTTCTTCGCTTGTTTCTGGCGTATTGAGTGCAGGTGGTAAATGTGGTAACCCATCTGCTGGCTTCATTGAACCAACTCCAGCCGATCGGGCAGGATTCTTCTTTGATGCGGGCGAGAAGGGCGCAGATGAATGGATTAAGAAACAAATTGATAATGGCGTTTACGACCCATCTGAACTAAAGGAAATTGCCACAAACGAATCAAATACAGAGCCACCAAAGGCTCCTAGCGGTAAGGTAAATGATTGCGGCATACCATCAGATCAGGAAGAATTTGATCCGAATATGATGCTATCCAAGTACTGGAGTTTGGGTAAACTCTCATCAAATGCCATTGTAGAGAAGCAGCCTGTTATTCCACAACGTGGGTTAACGAAAGCCGATATCGTCTGTAATCTTAAGCTGCTTGCGGTTAATTGCCTAGACCCAATTAAAGAAAAATATTCAAATATGATCGTTACGAACGCTTTCCGTAAGCCACAGGGTTCTTCGGCGGGACGTTCGCAGCACGAGGTTGGACAAGCCGCTGATATGCAGTTCCCAGGATTGAGCAAATCAGAATACTACGATATTGTCCTCTGGATCCGCGATAACGTACCGCACGATCAATTATTGCTTGAATATAAGACAACAGGTAGCGGATTACCATGGATTCACATATCATACAATAAATCTGGAAATCGCCCAGCTGGCACAACTGTGACTAAAAACGCAACGTTCAACAATCATAGATTGTACAAACAAGGCTACCATCGCTTGGCGTAACCTAATAAATAATCCTATTACTATTCAGACACAAAAATGGCATCAAACACAGCAAGATTATACAAAGATTTAGATTTAAATTTTAGTATAAATCCAGTCACAAAAGATGTTGATAAGAAGGTTGGAGATCGTGCAATTATAACGGCGGTCAAAAACCTAATTTTGTTAAACTATTTTGAAAAGCCATTTAATCCATCTATCGGATCTAATGTCAGACGTTTGTTGTTCGAACCAATGGATGCAGGAACTGGCTCGTTATTACAAAAAGAAATCACACTTACGATTAACAATTATGAACCTCGAGTAAAATTGCGCAATGTTTATGTTCAGGCAGATGAAGATAATCAGGGATACAATGTTACGATTGAGTTTTTCTTAATTAATCGCATAGAACCAGTAACATTAAACCTTTTTCTAGAAAGATTAAGATAGGTTATTTAAAATGGCAGAATCGAAAATTCAAATAACGGAATTAGAATTTCAGACTATCAAAGAGAATCTGAAGAACTACCTCAAAACCAGAGAAGAGTTTACAGATTACGACTTTGAAGGTGCTGGTTTAAATATCTTATTAGATATTCTCGCATACAATACTCACTACATGTCATATTATACCAATATGATTGCGAATGAGATGTTTTTAGATACTGCCGATCTTCGTCAATCTGTTGTTTCGCACGCTAAACTTTTAGGATATACCCCACGTTCAAGAGTGGCTCCAATTGCTCGTGTAAATATTGAAATCACACCTCCAGCTGGCGATACTCAAAATCTAATTTTAATTCCAAGATTTACTCGTTTTAGAAGTGAAAATATCAGTGGAACAAACTATCCGTTTGTCTTGTTGCAAGATAAAGTTATAACTAAAGCGAATAATAAGTTCACATATCCAAATGCTGTAATTAAACAAGGTACGCCATTAGTTTATACGTTTGTTGTAGATAATGTTTCCAATCCAAGACAACGTTTTAAAATACCTGATATTGGAATTGATACTTCGACAATTGAAGTCACCGTTCAACAATCTTCAACCAATCTAACAACACAAAAATACATTTTGGCGGAAGATGCAAGTGCTGTTGATAGTAATAGTACAGTTTATTATATTGATGAAGTTGATAATGGCAAATATCAAATCTATTTTGGTGATGGTGTTATTGGTAAAAAACTAGAAGATGGAAATCTAGTTGTTGTGACATATTTAATTACTGATGGTCCTCTTGCAAATAGAGCCAACACATTTACAATGATTGATGTTGTTGAAGGTTTTAATAATGTCGCAGTGACTACACTTCAAACTGCCGCTTCTGGTGCAGATATTGAATCAATCGAAAGTATTCGCTTCAGCGCACCAAAGGGTTATTTGTCACAAAATCGCGCTGTAACTAAAAACGATTACATTGCGATTATCAATAAGAAATATCCATATTTTGATTCAGTCACCGTTTGGAGCGGCGAGGAAGAAAATCCACCAGAAATTGGTAGAGTCTATATTTCTGCTAAACCAAGAGATGGCTTTGAAATTACACAAACTGAAAAAGAATTTATTAAAGAAACTGTGTTAAAGCCAATTGGTATTTTAACAATTACGCCAGAGTTTAGAGATGCGGATTATAATTATTTGAATTTAACAGTCAAGTCGACGTATGATCCAGCAAAAACAAATAAAACGCCATCTCAAGTTGAGAGCGTAATTAAAGCCGCAGTCACATCATTTGTCAATCTTGAGTTGAATAAGTTTAACGCATCATTCCGTTCTTCTCGTTTGATAAGAAGAATTGACGATTCAGATCCTTCTATTTTGAGTACTGAATTAAATGTGTTCGTTGAAAAGAAAATTAAACCGTTATTGAATGCTTCAGCAAGATCATATACTCTTGATTTCGGAGTACCATTAATTCGTGGTACGACAGATAATCGTTTATATTCTTCTCCTGAATTTACCGTTTTCGATTCTACGGATACCCTTCGCTCTTGCTTTATTGAAGAAGTTCCTTTCTCATTCTCAGGTATTGATTCAATTGAGATTTTAAATCCAGGAACGAATTATACTGAAACACCAACAGTTGAAATTGTTGGCGATGGAACTGGTGCAACTGCAACTGCTGTAATTAATAATGGAACAATTCGCAGTATTAATGTTGATAAGCGCGGGTTTGAATATACCACTGCAACTGTTAAAATTTCTGGTGGTGGACCAGAAGCTCGCGGTGCGAGCGCAAAAGTTGTTGTGCAAGGAAAGAGCGGTACGTTAAGAAGTTATTATTTTGATGAAAATCAACAAAAAGTTATTTTGCGCGATAATATCGGCACCATCAATTATGAAGAAGGAACAGTAGTATTAAATAATGTTAACTTCTTTGATATTTTAAATGACGCCAAACAATTAAGTATTCATGCTAAACCACAAACGACTGTATTTCAGTCCGTAAGAAATAAAGTCATAACTATGAAATACGACGATCCACAAAGTATTATCGTAGAATTGACACCAATCGAAGCATAAAATGGCAAAACTGAACGAAAATATTTCGAATTTAATTGATGCCCAAGTGCCATCATTTGTAGGAGAGGATCATCCTAAATTCGTACAATTTTTAAAAGCATATTATGAATGGTTAGAAGATTCAGAACTTGGTGGAACTGTTTATTATAATAAAAAGTTAAAGGATCTATTCGATTTAGATGAATCTGCATTTAAAGAATTGATTACAAAATCTAAATTACAAAACTTTCCTCTAGACCCTAGCAATCCTAATTCGCCAACTTCAAATACTTCCTCAAACACATCATCGAACACAAGCACTTCGAATACTGCGACATCTTCGACAACAGTTCGTGATGATGGCACTTTACAGTTTGCGGTTGACGATTGTGGGTCACAATCACTCGACAGAACTAAACTAGCAAAACAGATTAATTCTTTACGAACTCAGCCAAACTTATCATATGCGTTTTTGTTTCGATCATTATTCAATACAAATATAGATCTTTATAGTCCAAGAGATGATATATTAAAAACATCTCACGGCAAATGGATTCTTCCTCAAGCAGTTAGATTGACTGCATCAAATACATTATTTGCAATTGATACAACTCTATTGAGAGGTAGAGTTCTCACAGGCGAATTGTCAAAAGCAAGTCGAATCATTGAAGGTGCCTATAAAACTATCGATCGTGACTCGGGCAGACAAATTTTAGAAATTTTTATCTCAAGTAAAGACGACGAAAAAAACCGCCCCTTCTTTGCTGGAGAAACAGTCACAACAACTTATGTTGATGGTGAAGAGACATTTACTATCAGCGAAGAATTGATTGGTTCTATCTACGACCTTAAAGTAGATCCAAACCGAAGAGGAACCAAATATCGCGGCTTAGAGATTGACCCAGATACAAATGCAATTTCATATCCAGGCGACCCAGTTGTGTTTTATGGCGGTTTAGCAAAAACGCCAGATGCAATTAAAGCGGAAGCCTATGTTAAAAATGTAAGCACAGGCGGTATTGAAACTGTAGATTTGATTGATGCTGGCTTGGGTTATCGAACATTTACTGGAACATTCGTCACAACATTAACACCAACAGAAGGGCATGGCGCAAATATCTTTGTGAGAGCAGTTGATACGGATAATGCCGTAACGCTTTCTCTCAATACCGACACAATTGGATTTAAGAAAGATACAGAATTGCAAGCTGCTGATTTTGGATTTGTCAATATTGGAACTTCAACAATTGCAACAACTCTTGGTCAAGCATTCTCATTCTCAGACGTAGAAGTTGCTCCGCTTAGAGTAGTTACAGTTCGTCAAGGCGGTTCAGGATATGCTGGTCCTCCAGCAATCGAATTTGAAACGTTCTATGCGAGCGATTTAGTTGCTGATGAAGATGTGATGATTTCAATTGACACAACTCCTCTCGCTGGTCCAAACACACGTTCATTATATTTGTCGACTTCTCCAGTCGAGTATTACGAAGGTTCGTATGTTCTTATTGTACAAAAGAACAGTCGCGCAACGCGCGAAATGCGTAAAATTGTTCAAGCATTGACGCAAGAAGATGGATCAGTATTGCTTGTGGTAGATTTACCATTTTCTGCTCTCATCACAGAAAATGTAAAGGTTTACATCGAAAATCGCCCAAGAATGAAGGATCTGGGTCAAATTGCCAACGTCAGAATTATTTCTGGCGGTACTGGTTATGCTGTCAACGATTTAATTTTATTCAATAGTTCAACTTCTGTTGGTTATGGTGCAAATGCTCACGTTTCTGCAGTTGGTGGTGTAGGCGACATTACTGAAATCACAGTAACTGAACGTGGAGAGGGTTATTATCTTGCTCCAAACGTTTCAGTTCAAACAACTGGCGGGGCTAATGCAGTTTTGATCGCTGGTATCTTAAGTAACAACGAAATTGCAAATACGTCGGTTGATGATAATGGTGTAATTGAAGATTTCCGTATTGTTCAGCGTGGATTTGATTATATTGCAACACCAAACGTCTCATTGAAAGTAAAAGACATATACGTCAACCCATCTGATGCAATTGACAAGATCATTGTATCTGGTGAGAGAGTTTGGCAAAATACTGGCGCCAGCATCGACTTTACTGCATTAATTGATAGTTATGATGAAGCAAACGCTATGCTTCGTCTTTACAACTATGCAGGAACTCTTAACGTTCAAAATACATTTACAACTGCAAATGTAAGGGCAGATTCAAATGTTACCTTTAATGTCGCTCAATATGCAAATGGAACATATAAAGTTATAACCTACGGTGATGGTCGCGCTAAAGCAAATGCATTCTTTGCAAACGGTGTGATTCAATATGACGGTTATTTCTTCAATACAGATGGATTCTTGAGTTCGGGTAAGCGATTGCAAGGTCCTAGAAAATATAATGATTATTCGTATGTAATTGCAACAGATAAGCAGTTAGATGCGTACAGAAATGTCGTCTTAAATACTCTTCATCCTGCAGGTCAAATTCTATTCGGACAGTATAATGTCGATAAACAATTGAATGTGTTGGCAAAAGAAGAAAGTTTAAATGTTGTAACTATTGCAGCAGTTGTTGGAACGATAAACATTGCAGCCGACTCAGCCGCAGTATCTGGAAATGGAACCTCATTCCTAACGACTGCAAATGCAAATGACATTTTAGTTATCGATACTGGAAACAGTTATAGAGAGCAATCTAAATACATTACTGATATTCTTACAGATACTTCTATCGTTTTGGAAAGTAATCTTTCGTTCGTTGGGTTTGGACGCGCAAACGTTACAACCAATTCAAATGTTGTAACTGTATTTGATACAACAATAGAATTAAGTTCATTCTTGCAAATTGGCGACTTAATTAGTGTAAATGTCGCCAATACAGCAAATAGCAATAGTGGAACGGTAGTTATCGCCGAAATTGAAACGATTAATGACGTTACAAATAGGGTGACATGCAATACTGTATTTACAGATCTGGAAGGAAATAGTAAAGTGTATATAATTTCTCCAATATACACAGACGTAGATTATAAAATTATTCCTGGGGCTTAAAAAAGAATGAGTAGCATCAGTAGCAAACTATTAAAGAACTTTGGCGCATTACTTGCGGAGCAATTCACAAATGTATTTGCGAGTGCCACGGCAAACACTTATGTGACTATTGGTCGCCCATTGCAATGGGATGAAACTGATAGTTTGATTGAACTTCCCCAAGAAACTACAGAATATGAGAATCAAATTTATCGTGATATGATTGCGATAAAGAAAGTCACAGGATCAGACATTCAAATTGTTATTCCAAGAGAAGATTGGACAGCAAATACAGCATATGATGAATATGATGATGAAGTAGATCTTTTCACTACAGTAAAAATTGACACTTTACCAGGAACAGTCAACGTTGCGGCTAGTGGGGTGATCGTAATTGGTAGTAACACTCAATTTAGCACCAATGTTTCCACAAATAGTATTATTCGTATTAATGGCGTCGCTCGTGAAGTTGTGAGCGTAAGCAATAACACATACTTAACAGTTAACACACAGTTTAGCTCCTCAAACATCACATCTAATCTGGTTTATAAGATCACCGACAGTTCGCCACGTTATGCTAAAAAGTTTTATGTGCGAAACACAAAAGATCAAGTCTTTAAATGCTTATTCAATAATGGTGGTGCAAACTCGGATATTCAACCAGAAATTACGGTTGCAGGTCAATTACCTGAAGAACCATTTATCGAACTATCCGATGGTTATAAATGGAAATATTTGTATACAATTCCAGCCAGTAAGAAGATAAAGTTTATGAGTAAGGATTGGATGCCAGTTCTTACAGATACTATTGTAGCAAGATCAGCTGCCGTTGGTGCGATCGATATCATTCGAATTGTAGATGGCGGTACGGGCTATATCAGCAGCGGTAACAGTAACTCTGCTCAAATTGTTGTAATAACTGGAGACGGAACTGGGGCAAATGTTACGGCAAAAGTTGAAAGTGGTGTTATTACAGATTTGAATATTTTAAACGGCGGTTCAGGTTACTCTTACGCTAACGTTACGATAAACGACACAGGCGCGACTGGCGCGAATGCTGAGTTTGATGTCTCAATTCCACCAACAAATGGTCATGGGTCGGATCCAGTTTATGAACTTGGAGCCTCGCACGTTATGTTTGCGGTCGAATTAGACGGCGATGAAGGTGGTAAAATACCTACGATTTCGGGTTCTGAAAAACTTGATTATCGTCAAATTGGGCTGCTTGTCAACCCAAGACTTTATCCTTCTACTGCGGCTTTTGCTAACGATTTTGTGTATTCTACAACAACAAAATTGAACGTAACCACTCCTCCGTCAGGCAATAAATATGATTTGGACGAAACTGTTTATCAAGGTTCTGAACTTGCAAATTCAGAATTTACTGGCACAGTCGTTCATTGGGATTTTGATACAAAAACGTTACATTTGAATAATACACGTGGTACGCCAAACTTCAATAGCGCAGTTATTGGCGCGACTACTGGAACGAAAACTTCCATTGTAACGAAAGAGGATACTGAAGTATCGCCATTTACTGGTAGACTATTATATGTCGATAATCGTTGTACAGTAGTTCGTGACGATCAGCAAGCTGAAAATATTAGACTAATTGTAAAAATTCAATAAGGGTAACATAAGATGGCAAGGGTTGACGCGCAAACTTTTAATTCTACTCCATACTTCGACGATTTTGACGAAGACAATAACTATGTCCGAATTCTTTTTCGTCCAGAATATCCCGTACAAGCGCGCGAACTAACGCAAATACAAACGATCATTCACGATCAAATTCGTAAGTTCGGCGATCATATCTTTAAAGACGGCAGTCCAGTTATCGGCGGTGAATTAACTCTAGACACAACTAACGTCACATATATTAAATTGTTGCCAATCTTCGGAAACGAAGATGTCGATTTAGATAATTTTATTGGTCGTAAGATCGTAAGTCCAGACGGTAGAACGACTGCGACTGTACTCACATCATTTAGTTCAACTGCAGCAGGAAGTTTTCCAACTCTTATCGTTAAGATGCTCTCTGGTGCATTTACAAGCGGTCAAACTATTGCAACAACTGGTATTGACACCTCTAGATTCCAAGCAACTATCGCAACAACTACAGACCCAATCGGTAAAAGTAGCGTATTGAGCGTTGGCGAAGGTGTATTTTATGTTGATGGTTATTTCGTCATGGTTGCGCCATCCACTATCCCACTTGATGCATACGGCACATCACCGAACTATAGAATAGGTTTGGAGATTGACGATAGCATTGTAACTGCATCGCAAGATTCTACCTTATTAGATCCTGCTGTTGAGTCTGCAAATTTCCAAGCACCAGGCGCCAATCGCTATAAGTTTGGTTTGCGTTTGACAAAACGAAATTTATCTTCCTCTGACGATCTAAGTTTCTTTGAATTGGGTCGTATTGAGAATGGTACTTGGACTCGCAGAACCGATAATGCAATCTACAACAAACTAGAAGAAAACCTTGCTCGTCGTACGTTTGACGAATCAGGCGATTATACAGTTCGTAATTTTCGCGCAACTCTCACGGCGAATACGAAAGATGCTACTGGTAACACATATATTATTAATTTGGCGCCAGGTAAAGCATACGTTAAAGGATTCGAATTTGAGACAATTGGTGCAACGCAATTACTTGCAACAAAGGCTCGCGACAAGCAAACCTCTACTGATTTTGATTTAAACATCGAATATGGCAATTATTTGTATGTTGCAAATGTGCAATCAAGTAATCAAGGGTTCTTTAACTTCTCTCTACCAACAATTGATTTGCACTGTGTAGATAGTGCAAATGTTGATCGATTCTCATATGGAACATATTCAAATACGAAGATTGGTACTGCCAAAGTACGCAATTTTGATCGCGAATCATCAACATCATATTTACTATACATTTGCGATGCAAACGTTCAACCATTGTCATTTACAACTGTAAGTGGTACATTATCAACAATCACTTTACCAAACGAATATTCACAGTACAATAATGCATACACAAATGCAGTTGTAACGGTTTCTTCTACTGGCGACAGTCGTGTGATTACAAATTATGTTGGTAGCACTAAAGTTGCTACAGTTTCTCCACCATTTACTTCTGTTCCAAGCGGAACTGCAAGAATAGATTTTGCAATTAAAGATCTCGATTCTGTGATGTATGCACCATCAGCAACGGACGATAATTGGAATTCAATAACTAGCGTTTATGCTAGCATGGATATACACCCAGACAGTAAAGATTCAACAAGCAATACCTATTTGACTGATACCAATTTGAATACAATGGTGTTCCGTTTGGGTCAAAATTATCTTGCGAATGGATCTATCACAAACGCAGACTATTACCATCGCAAAGTTCTAACCAATCTTACATTCACAAGTAATGGTCAAATAACTTTGTCTGATGGTGGCGGACATCTATCAACTGGCGAATCATTTACTTTCGGCAGAACTGGTTCATTTGTTTCCGACACTCAAGCAAATACTGATCTTGTCGTAATTGTTCGCAGCAACACAGGATCAACAACATACTCAAATGGAGCGATTGTCGATCTCACAACAGGATCGACTGGCGTATTTCAGACAAACGAAAAATCAATTACGATATACACTGGCGCTGGAGCAGCAATTACGGCTGATGTTATCTTAACAGTTAAAGTTGACGACACACAAACAGAATCTGTTGCTCGTCGTCGTAAAACTGTCGTAGGTAACACATCAAATACAGTTTTGACTGCTTCTGATACGCCATCTAATGGATCTTCAGTCGGCGCACCAATTGGCGCCTCTGTGAAGATTGACGGTTCACGTGGACATATTTGGTTTACCAGCGCTGGCGTTATTGAAACAGAACCTGGCGTACCAATGAGCCTTTATGTACCAGACGTTCTTCAAATCATTAAGATTTACGACTCTGGAGACATTAATTACGCACCAAACGTAGATAACGCAATTGATATCACAAATTATTATTATCTAGATGGCGGTCAAAGAGACAACTTCTACGATCATGCAAGCATCATATTGAAACCAGGATACAACGCACCAAAGGGTCAGCTAGTTGTATTGTGCAAATACTACGATCACTCTGCTGGTGCTTCGTCAGGTTACTTCAATGTGGATTCATATCCTGCTACAGAGTATGCATCTGGTTCTATTCCAATTTATTATAGTCAAAGCGGTGGTTATTATAACCTTCGCGATTGTGTTGATTTCAGACCTACAAGAACTCCAGGACAACCATCATTTACATATATTGGTAGCCGAGTTCAGAAACCATCTGAAGTTATGGAACTATCATATCAATTTTATCTACCAAGAATTGATAAATTGATGTTAACTAAAGATAAAGAGTTCAAAGTTGTAAGAGGTGTATCTTCGGTTGCCCCTGTGCCACCATCAGACTCTCAAGATGCAATGACTCTTTACGTCATTAATTCTCCAGCATATGCTGCAAATGTATCCGAGATTAAACTTGAATATGTTGAGAATAGAAGATACACAATGCGCGATATTGGTACTCTAGAAAAAAGAATTGAATCGCTAGAAAATTACACTGCATTGACACAAATTGAAGCACTTGCTTCTGATACTGCTATTCTTTATGAAGATAATTTGAGAGAGAAAGAAAAGTATGGTATCGTAGTTGACACATTTGAAGGTTTCTTAACGGCAGATATTACCAGCGACGACTTCTTAGCGTCGATTGAGTAAGGGAGTTTAAAATGGCATTAGGACCATATGTTGAAAAAGTTCCATTAGAATTAATTTTTACATCCGCTATTTCAGGAACGAGTGGTTATCGAATTAACGATAAAACCATTACTTTAGATTTTACTGAAGAAATTGCAGTTTCGCAAGTTACTGCAACAAAAGCCATTTCGGTTCAGCCTTACGAGTTTGCTCGGTTTGAAGGTGAATTGAGATTGAATCCAGAAAGTGACTTCTTCGTTTCGGATAAACTCGTACCGACTACAACAAATCAAAGTGGAGACACTCAAGGTTTGAATAATTTAGTTGGTGCGGCAACTCAACCAGGTGTTTTGAATTCTACAATATTGCCAGTAAACTTCTCAAACGATTTGCTATTGTCCTCTCTCGTTCCAATTAATGCTGCACAATTTACTGGCGCGCTTATTTCGTCAACTTCAGGTACAAATGTACCAACTTTGGCTGATTCTTCAGAAGAAAGTGTTTGGGGAGTTCTAAATAGTGAGCCAGCTTCAACTATTGATACTACAAGAACAGTTGATGGTCAGCGTCCAATATCTTCGTTAGTTGAATTTTTCGGTACATCTACGGATAACCAACCTAAATCTGGTCAAGGTGTTGACGTTAATGTGATTGAGAATTCTTTAGGTATTGATGCCTCAAGAAGAACAGCAGCGCAAAGTGGTCGTTCAATTGATACGGATTTTTTAAGATATCGTTACGATAGAGTATAATAAGGTACAAATAAAATGACAGACACTGCACAAAGAACATTAGTTAATGCACAGGTAATTCCTTTCGTTCGTGCAAGAGAGGTTTTATTCGTCGCAACAAATTTGCGACCAGATAAAGAAGTAAATTTCTTTTTCGACGACGCCTCAGTAAATAATTTTGTTCAAAAGCCAACAAAAATTGTTGTGTCGCAAAATGTAGCGAGTTCAAACTTTGCGCAAAATGGTGGTATCATTAATAATACCACAAAAGCATATGCTAAAGTAATTTCAACAGCAAATAATACTCTTTATGTAAATGAAAACTTTTTGACGGCAAATATGACTTTGCCAGCTGGTTCATTTACTGCAACAGATTTCGTCGCTAACGATATTGTTTATCAAACCTCTACAGCCGCAAGCAATTTATATTCAACCAGCGATTTTGTTGGTCGCGTTGAGCATTGGGATCATGCAAACTCTGTTCTCGCAATTTCTCCTGTTTCTGGTAATGTGGCAGTTGGAAATGCACGCAGTACGCTATACAAGTTAAATAGCACATTTTCTGCTAATCTTGCAAGTGTGGTTGCGAATAATCGTTTTGCAACTTCACAAGTAATTAGATCTGCAGAAACAGGAAATACGCTAACTATTGCAACATCTCAGCACAATTCGGGTATTGTGTTTAGAGCAAATAGTGGCAATAGTAGAACATTATTTACATCAACAAATGTTTCAAGTTCTATTGTTGGTAACGTTGTGTATATCACATCGGGAACTGGATTGGGTCAGGCTCGCACAATTGAGAGTGTAATTGACGGCACAGAACTCGTTTTAAATGTTGCCCCAACCATTGAGTTTACAACAAATACCAAGTATTCAATCGGTAAACTCGCCGTCGACGAGTATACCACACTTTCTGGCATTTTCCATATTCCAGAAACACCAAACTTTAAATTTACGACTGGCGAAAAACTATTTGTCATAACTGATCAAACATCAGCAAAAGACATTGACAATAGTCTTTATGCTTCAGCAAAATATGTTGCACAGGGATTGGTAACACAAACTGTTGTTCCTCCTGTACAAACGCCACCAACACAAGTTGTTACCCCACCTACAACTCAGCCAACGACAAATCGTCGTCGCCGCAGAGATCCAGTAGCACAAACGTTCTTCACTCCACTACCAAAGAGTGCAAAACAAAATTACGGTATTTTCGTAAGCAGCATTGATTTGTTCTTTAAAGCAAAACCAAAATCTGCAGAAGATGAAGGTGGCGTAGATCGATTACAGTTACCAGTCAGCTGCAGAATTGTAACGACTCTTAATGGTTTCCCAACTGAAAATGTTTTGGCGACTGCAGTCGTTGAATGGAAAGATGTAAAAACTTCAGATATTCCTGATGCAAACGATCCAAGTACATCAACTAAATTCACTTTCAGAGATCCAGTATACTTGTTACCTGAAACTGAGTATGCCGTTATTGTACAATCCGAATCACCAGATTATGACGTTTATATTTCTGAATTGGGTCAGAACATTCTTGGCGCAAACCCACCTCGTAGAGTTTCTGAACAGCCATATGTTGGCTCATTCTTCCGATCACAAAATGCTTCTACTTGGACGCCATACCAGAATCAAGATTTGATGTTCGTTATCAACAAATGTGTGTTCTCGAAAGATATTGTGGCAAGACTAGGCTTCCAACATACTCCACCAACAAAATTGGTATTGATGGATCGTCTATTCTTGCACTCAACGCAATCTAACTTCCCAACTACAGATATTGATTTCAAAATTAAAACTAAATCTGCAAACACAGGTGCATTTGATGCGGACTTTGTGACTGTTACGCCAAACAGACTTTATAGTTTTGGTGGTGATTTGAGCACATCAATTAAAACCTCCTCGCGTCGTCGTTTATTGAGTGCGGGTTCAAAACAAAGCATCAATGTTCAACTTGAAATGACTACTTCTGACTCTGACGTTTCACCTGTTGTGAATCGTGAGCGTTTGGGTGTTATTGCAATGCGTAACGTTATCAATAATGCTGGCATTTCAAACGGTAAAATATCAATCACAAACGCTGGTACTGGTTATGTGACGAATGCGAATGTAACTATCACGGACGCTGATGGTAATGGAACTGGTGCGAATGGATATGCAGTAAGAAATGCATCATCAAATACCGTTGATCACATTATAATTGATAACCCAGGATTTGGTTATATTACAACACCAACAATTACCATCGACGCACCAACTGTAGGCTCTGGTAACACGACGGCAACTGCTGTTGTTGCTGGTGAAACAAGTAGAACAGGCGGTAACATCTTTAGCAAATATGTTTCTAAGCAAATCGTTCTTGCTGATGGATTTGATGCTGGTGATATGCGCGTATTCTTGCGCATGATTAAACCACCAGGAACTGATGTTCATGTGTACTATAAAGTTCTTTCTGCTCAAGATCCAGATCCATTCCAAAATAAATCTTGGCGCATAATGACCAAATATACAAACTTCACAAGTAAGGATTTGTTCACTCCAGTGCAAATTGAATATCGCCCAACTCTCGAAAGAGGCGAATTGAGTTATGTTGAAAATGATACAACATATCCAATTGGCGGTAAGTTTAAGACTTTTGCAATTAAAATTGCAATGACTTCAACAGATCCAACTGTGTATCCAATTATTCTCGATATGCGCACGATTGCGACACCGAAGGGATAATATGACATACGTTAAAGTTAAAAATACTCCTTATATTCGCGACATCAATACGATGGCGCTATTAAATACTGATCGTAAGGCAGTAAATAAAGACGAAGCGTATAAAAGAGAAGTTGCTAAAAATAAAGAAAAAGAGCAACAGATCAATCAGTTGAAAGATGAAGTAAACGATTTAAAAGAGATAGTGAAAAAACTTTTAGAAAAGGTAGAGAATTCGAATGGCTAATGCGAATATTGCACAATTACAATTAAACAATACGTTTAATGAATGGCGCGTCATCACTAATGTGTTGGCGAATTCTGCCAATGACTTACGCAATGGTGCATATGTCAAAGATAATGGTGATTTAATTATTGCCTCTGGTAATGTCACAATAACAAAACCAACAGGAACTACTTTACTTGTTTCTTCTGATGCTTCTGTTGCAAATCAATTGACTGTCAAAACTTTTGTATCAACCGATGATATTACTGTAGATGGCGCAAATGCAAGATTTACTAATACTTCTGCCTATGTTCAAGTATCGAATACAATCTTCACTAAAAATCTAGTTTCAAATACTTTAATAACTGGTCAAAATACAATCACAACGGATTTGACAGTCGGTTCTGACTATTCAAATGGTGAATGTATTATTAATGGCGATCCAGCACCATCAAGAACACCAATTTATCAAGATGGCTCGTTTATTGCAACACGTCGCGGCTTGAATTTCCGTGGTAATGGTATTGCAACTGTTACAGTATCAGCCAACGTTGCAAATACAAAAATTACTGACATCATTATCGATGCACCAAGTACTGCAGGCGCACCAGGCGTTAAAGGTGAACCTGGTGTTGATGGTGAAAAGGGCGAACCAGGAGCACAAGGTGCGCAAGGCTTCCAAGGCGTACAGGGTGCACAAGGTTTCCAAGGCGTTCAAGGCGTGCAAGGCGTTCAAGGTTCAAAGGGTGAATCTGCGATTGGTGGTGAGGGCGTCAAAGGGGATAAAGGTGAACAAGGTGAGGGTGATAAGGGATTTCAAGGTACGAAAGGTCAGAAAGGTGAAATTGGTGGAAGTGGTGACGTTGGCGATAAAGGCGATAAGGGAGATCAAGGTCCTCAAGGTACTGCTGGTACATCATCAGACAAAGGTGAAAAGGGCGATCAAGGTCCTCAAGGCGACAAAGGTGATAAGGGTGATGGAGCAGCTGTAGGGTCGCAATTGGTTAAGGCATACGCCAATTTTAGTTCTTCTTTTGGTTCAGTTACAGTTAATAGTAGTAACAATATATCAAGCATCACAGTCGCGACCAATTCAAGTTGGGATGGTGGTTCTTGGTCATTTACAACATTAGTCCAATATACTTTAAATTTCACAACACCAATGGCAGATCAATATTATGCTGTTGCGGGTTCTGCAAGAAAACCAAGCTCCTCAGAATCAAGTTATTTTTATTCAGGTAGTGGGCATTTACAATTGACAAGCAGAAATGCTAATTATGTTAGAGTTGCATTTGCATTATCTGGAGAAAATATTAATAATACAGAATATTATTATCCAACAGATGCTGACGTGATTGTAGTTAAATAAGATTCAATTAAATGGCTAATGCAAATATTTCACATGTGACTTTAAGTAACACGTTCAGTGATTGGCGTGAAGTTACTAATTTTCTTGCAAATTCTGCTAATGATCTTCGTAACGGAAATTATTATAAAGATTCTGGTCCAGTTTTAAATATTAAAAATGGCGCTCTTTATATTGACCGTCAAACAGGAACTACACTTGATGTAGTAGCCAATGCAAATGTCGAAAATAATTTTACAACAAAAACTAAAATTGTAACTGATGAAGCATATTACGAAGGTGATGATGCAAGATTTTCAAACCCACAAGTAATATTTGATGTTGCAAATACTCTTCAAACAAAAAATATTGTTTCTAACACTTTAATTATTGGACAAAATACTGTAACGACAAATTTGACTGTTGGCGCTGATGATGCAGGTATATGCTGGATTCAAGGTGATGCATATCCATCAAAAACGCCATTATTTGTTGAAGGTGAATTTCAAAGTTTAGATCGCGGTTTAAATTTTTATGGCAACAGTATTGCATCAGTAATTGTCACTGCAAATACGTCTAACACAAAAATTGTCAATTTAGAAATTGATATTCCTTTATTAGATGGTGATACTGGACAAAAGGGACAAAAGGGTCAAAAAGGACAACCAGGGGTTCAGGGAGCACAGGGGGCGCAAGGTGTTGATGGCGTGAGTGGAAATCAAGGATTTCAGGGCGAGCAGGGATTTGATGGTCTTAAGGGAGAAGTTGGAGAATCTATTGGTGGCACAAAAGGCGAAAAAGGCGATAAAGGCGAATTTGGTTATGGTCAATTAGGTGATGATGGCGAAAAAGGTCAGAAAGGCGAATCAATTGGTGCTGTGAAGGGTGAAAAGGGCGAAAAAGGAGATCCTGGTGATTTAGGAAATGCTGGAGAAAACGCTCCTGCCCCGATAAAAGGGGACACTGGAGATTTGGGAATTGTAGGCGCGGATGGCGACGTAGGTTTCAACCCAGAATTTGTAGTTGCTTATGCTAATTTTGGTGGCGGATTTGTAGGGTTCTTTAGTCCAACGATATTCGCAAGCAATAACATTTCAAGTATCTCAATCACAAATCAATCTTGGTCTGAAGGCACAATTAAATTATATACTTTAAATTTCATCACTAGTCTTTCCGATTCAAATTATTGTGTGATTGGAAGTTCCAGAAAACCTAATTCTTCTGAAACTGGATTTTATTACTCGGGAACAGGACATTTACAGACATATTCTAAATCAACTTCTTCCTTCCAAGTTGCATTTGCCGTTTCTGGTGAAAATATTAATAACACACAATATTTTATACCAGCAGACGGTAGTGTCATTGTGATTAGTAATCCAATCGCAGGAGGCGGAGCACCTCCACCACCACCTCCACCTCCTCCACCACCTCCACCACCTCCTCCTCCACCACCACCACCTCCACCTCCACCACCTGGCGGCGGTGGTGGAGGTCTAGAAGATGAATTAGATCAAGATCAGGATTAGTGTAATTCAATAATTTTAACGTTTAATAAATACAATTATTCGTTGTTATCATATAAATCGAAAGTAGGAGATCGTTAGCATGAGAGTAGCCGTTTATACAAATAATGAACTGAAAAATAGCGGCGGCACGTTTGCAATTTTAATTCCAACAGGAGAGCTCTCCTTTGAAGCAACAATTGCTAAAGATATCCCTGCAGGTTCTCAATTTAAGGTGATTGATCTAGAAAATGCTTCTGAAAAAGCAGAATTTGATAAAATTCCAGAAGTAAACACCGCAAACGTAACCTATTGGCCAGCGCTGGAAGGTAACTTTGATGATGTTTCTGCCCCAATTAGTTTTACTATTAATATGAGTAAAGCGATTGAGTGCCACTTAAATTATATTCGAACACATCGCAATATTGAACTTGCAAAATTAGATGTTGAATATCAACGCGCAGACGAATCTGGCGACGCTGTACTAAAAGCAGCAGTCGTTGCCAAAAAAGAAAAATTAAGAAATATGCCATCAGATACAAGGATAGTGAATTGTTCTGATTTTGACACACTAAAAACCTTAACGTATGAATATTTACGAGATAATTGATGGCTTATATAGATTTATATGTAGATCAGGGAACTGATTTTCATACAAATATGGATTTAACGAATGACGATGGCACTGCAATGAGTGTCAGCGGATATTCATTCTCGGGTCAAATCCGCAAATCATATTATTCCACAAATCCAACTGCCAATTTAGTAATTTCTATTATAAATGGTCCAAATGGTAATTTAAATATTACCATGAGTTCAGCAGTTACTGCTAACATTTCTCCTGGACGATATGTTTACGATGTTAAAATGATGGATACTGCGAATGTGACTGTTCGTATAATGGAGGGAATAGTAACTGTCACACCGCAGGTATCTAGATGAAGATTAATTTAACCAATCGAAACGCTGTTGGTTCAGTTGTATTAGGAACAGGAACACCAATTGCTGGTGCAAGTGGTCCGCAAGGCGCACAAGGCGTTCAGGGTGCTTCAGGCGCACCTGGTGGTCCTCAAGGTGAACAAGGCTTTCAAGGCTTTCAGGGTGTTCAGGGTTCACAAGGTCATCAGGGTGTTCAAGGCGCAGCAGGTGAACAAGGTTCTCCAGGCGTACAAGGCGCACAAGGTTCTGAAGGCGCACAAGGTTATCAAGGCGTTCAGGGTGCACAAGGTACTCCTGGTGAATTCGCAGGTATTGGTGCTCAAGGTGTGCAGGGTGCCATTGGTGCACAAGGTGTTCAAGGTGCTACTGGTTCTGGTGCTCAAGGTGTTCAAGGTGCAACTGGCGCGCAGGGTATTCAAGGTGCTGCTGGTATAGATGGCGCTCAAGGCGCGACAGGATCAAAAGGCGATAAAGGCGATATCGGCGCTCAAGGTGCTGCTGGTATAGATGGCGCGCAGGGCGCACAAGGTATTCAAGGTGCTGCTGGCGAACAAGGTCCACAAGGTGTACAGGGTGCAGCTGGTACGAACGGCACACAAGGTGATGTCGGTGCACAAGGCTCAAAGGGTGACAAAGGCGATACAGGCGCACAAGGTACAGCTGGTATAGATGGTGCGCAAGGTGCCACAGGCTCAAAGGGCGACAAAGGCGACGATGTCAATTCTATTGCAGCATTTAATCAAGCCAATGCTGCTTATGATCAAGCAAATTCTGCGTATCTGCAAGCAAATACAGCAAACGATAATGCTAACACGCGTGTACTAAAAGCTGGCGATACAATGACGGGCAACTTAAATGTTGCTGCAACATTGTTTGTACAAAATATCATTCCAACTGCTTTCCAAACTTATGATCTTGGTTCTGTAGAATTCCCATTCAGAGATTTGTATCTTTCTGGTGAAACATTAAAACTTGGTAACACAAGTATTAGCGTCGTTGGTGGTGGCGAAGTTTCTATTGCAAATTTAAAATCAAACGCTGTAAATGCCAATACGATATTGGTGCAAGGATATAATGTTTATAGCAGTTTGTTGTCTGCTTATGAAGCTGCTAATTTAAAAATTGAAACGATTGAAGGTGGTTTACTCACAGTAACAACTTCAAATACTAGTAATGTTGTTGTTGCAAACGTTTCTATTCGTGAAGCAAATACAACACAAACTGGTGTTGTGCAATTAAGCGATGATGTAAATAACACTAGCGTTTCTCTTGCAGGTACTGCAAATACTGTCAACACTGCATACACGCAAGCAAAATTAGCGCGCAGTGAAATTTTTGATCTTACTTCTTTATTCACAGATCTTAACAGTTATGTACTCAGTGCTCTAACACCATTTGCTTTCGCTGCAGCAAATACAGTTCGCATTTCCGCAAACGGCGGTTCAACATTAAGTCAACAGCAACTTAACTTTACAAATACAGCAGACGTAATTGTTTCTGTTGGTGCTGGAGCAGGTGCTGCTTCTGGTAATGCCAATATAGAATTTACACTTGGTTCAACTGGCGTAGCAGCAGGAACTTATGGCGATTCAATAAATGTTGCGACAATCACTGTTGATTCAAAAGGTCGCATTACTAATGTTTCAAATGTAAGTATTGCTGCCTCTCAAGCATTAGCAAATGCTGCGTATGACCAAGCCAATGCAGCATATGAAGCGGCAAATACAAAATTACCAATTGCTGGTGGCACAATTACTGGAGACTTGGTAGTATCTGGTAATCTTGCTGTTCTCGGCGACAGTACTGCACTTAATGTGGAAACATTATTGGTTGAGGACAATGAAATTGTTCTCAATTCAAACGTTACTGGTGAAGCTGCTCTTGACGCTCTCATTACAGTTAATCGCGGCGCAAATGCAAATGTTGCACTTCGTTGGAATGAAACTGACGATGTGTGGGAATGGACTGATGATGGTTCAACGTATACATCGTTTGCTTCATTAGCTGAAGGTAATGCTCAAGCAGGTTTAGCCTACGATCAAGCAAATGCTGCAACTATAATTGCTACAGATGCATATAATCAAGCAAATGGTGCATATGTTGCGGCAAACACAGCATTAACAAACGCAGATCTGGCACATGATGATGCAAATTTAGCATATACTCAAGCATCATCAGCATACGATCAAGCAAACGCTGCATATGATGCTGCAAATACTGCAAATACCACACCAATTGAAGTAGATGGTTCTGCAGTTGGAACAAGAAGGACAATCGACTTTGTTAGCGCCAATTCTTCAAATATAACAATTTCAGGTACTGACGACCCGTCAAACAATAAGATTATCTTAACATTTGATAATCCAAAACTTGGCGGTGGTGGTGTTTACGCAAATACAGAACTATATGTTTCTGATACGCCACCTGGCAGCGCAAACTCAAATGTCGCATTGTGGTGGAGAGCAAATACTGGTAGATTCTACATCTATTATGATGATGGATCAAGCGCACAATGGGTTTCTCTCACACCATCACCAATTGTTAACACTTCAAGTGATTTGTTATTCAGTGACGCAAATACTGCTGCTTCTATTGCTGCAGCAAACACTTTAAATCAAGAAAAAGCAAATCGTACTGGGGACACATTTACAGGTAATGTTTCTGTTTTACAAAATGGAACAAAGTTAAATGTAACCAGCACATCAATTGAATCAAACGGTAGATTGTCTGTACTCGCAACAGAATATAAAGTTAACAATATAACAATTTCCGCAAACACAGGATCAACTTCTGCTGTTGCTCAAACTGTTGTTGATATTTTACCAATCAGTGAATATCGCACAGTTAAATACTTAATACAAATTAAGAGTGGATCATCATATCAAGCAACAGAAATTCTATTGCTACATGATGGATCAACAACTTATATGACAGAGTATGCAACAATTAGCACAGGATCATATCTTGGTTCATTTGGCTCAGATATAAATTCAGGTCAAATGCGTTTGTTATTCGATCCAGTGTTCGCTGTGAATACCCTAAATATTTCAAGAATTTCCGCACCAGTGTGATCGTAGATGTCAATACCTAATTTTCCAGATTCACCTTTTATTGGTCAACAGTTTACCGTTGGCGAAGTAATCTATGAATGGAATGGCGTAACTTGGGATCAGTTAATTGCTGCCGTCTCTGGTGCGCAAGGATTTCAAGGATACCAAGGTGAGCAAGGCTTCCAAGGTCAAAAAGGTCAAAAAGGTGACTTTGGCGAGCAAGGCTATCAAGGCGTTCAAGGTGCACAAGGTGCACAGGGCGTTCAAGGCGCGCAAGGTTCACAAGGACAACAAGGTTCTCAAGGCGTACAAGGTTCACAAGGTCGTCAGGGTGAGCAAGGTTTCCAAGGTGAAACGGGCGATAAGGGTGATAAAGGTGAAACTGGTGGTACAGGTTTAGTTGGTGATCAAGGTCCACAAGGTGAGCAAGGATTTCAAGGTACACAAGGTGTACAAGGTGAACAAGGTTCACAAGGCTTTCAAGGTGTGCAGGGTGCACAAGGATTGCAAGGAGCACAAGGGCGTCAGGGCGAACAAGGTTCGCAAGGCTTCCAAGGTGTACAAGGTACTCAAGGCGCACAAGGTTATCAAGGTGTTCAAGGCGAGCAAGGCTTCCAGGGTGTACAAGGTGAACAAGGCGTTCAGGGCGCTGATGGCGCTCAAGGCGAACAGGGCTATCAAGGCGTTCAAGGCGAGCAAGGTTCACAAGGCTTTCAGGGTGTACAAGGCGAGTTAGGTGCTCAAGGTGAGCAAGGTTTCCAAGGCGTTCAGGGCGCTCAAGGAGCACAGGGTGTTCAGGGCGAGCAGGGCGTTCAAGGTGAACAGGGTTATCAAGGTGTTCAAGGCGATCAGGGTTTCCAAGGTCATCAGGGCGAGCAAGGTATACAAGGTTTCCAAGGCGTTCAAGGTGAACAAGGACCACAAGGCGAGCAAGGTTTCCAAGGTGCACAAGGTGTTCAAGGTCATCAGGGTTTCCAAGGGGTACAGGGTGAGCAAGGTCATCAAGGTGCGCAAGGCTTCCAAGGTGAACAGGGTGTGCAGGGTGAGCAGGGTTTCCAAGGTATTCAAGGTTCACAAGGACCACAAGGTGAGCAAGGTGTACAGGGTGATGTAGGCGCACAAGGTGAACAAGGCTTTCAAGGTGTACAAGGTTCACAAGGCACAAAAGGTGAAACTGGTGAATTTGGCGGTGCAAGTTTCTATTATCAATTTGATACTGAAACATTCGTAGAAAACATTAATGATGGATTTGTTCTTTTAACAAATACTAATTTTGCTCAGGCAAATGTTATGGGTATCTCTGTCATCGACAGATTTAGTTCTAACATTGCTTCGTTCATTCAAACAATTGATGACTCTACCAGTGACGTCAAAGGTACGATCAAAATTACTGAGGAATCGAATACCTCTAATTTCGTATTCTTTGCAATTACAGCCAATCACATTGACCACGGCAATCACTTTGACGTTCCTGTTTCATATTTGTCAGGAACGACAACCCCATTTGCAAATAATGGTAATGTGGTATTATCATTTATTGTTACTGGTGATCGTGGCGATAAAGGTGCACAAGGTTTCCAAGGTGTTCAAGGTGCTCAGGGTGTACAGGGTGAACAAGGTCATCAAGGCGTTCAGGGTGTCCAAGGTGATCAAGGTTTCCAAGGTATTCAAGGGGCACAAGGCATTCAAGGTCATCAAGGTATTGCTGGCGTTCAAGGTGAACAGGGCGCACAAGGCTTCCAAGGCGTACAAGGTGAACAGGGTCATCAAGGCGAGCAAGGCTTCCAAGGCGTTCAAGGCGAACAAGGTCATCAAGGTCACCAAGGTGAACAAGGTTTCCAAGGTCGCCAAGGCTCACAAGGTCAACAAGGTTCACAAGGCGTTCAAGGTAATCAGGGTCGCCAAGGTGAACAGGGTCATCAGGGCATTCAAGGACCACAAGGTGAGCAAGGATATCAAGGTATACAGGGTGCACAAGGTCGTCAAGGTGAACAGGGCTTCCAAGGTCGTCAAGGCGCACAAGGTGTTCAAGGTAATCAAGGCATACAAGGTGCTGTAGGTGAGCAAGGCGCTCAAGGTTTCCAAGGCGATCAGGGTGCGCAAGGTTATCAAGGTCGTCAGGGTGAACAAGGCTTCCAAGGTCGCCAAGGCGTACAAGGTCAACAAGGCTTCCAAGGCGTTCAGGGTCAGCAAGGCTATCAAGGTCGTGATGGTAACTTTGGTGGTGCCACATTTGATTACAGTTATAGCAACAATACCGCCAATACAGACCCAGGAACAGGGTTCCTTAAATTTAATAATACAGATTTTACATTAGCCAATAAATTGTACATTGACTATCTTGATGATAACACATCAAATGTGTACAATTTCTTGGTGACGATTGATGATTCAACATCAACGATTAAAGGTCACTTTAGAGTTACAAGCAAGTTTGATGATAACAACTTTGTGTTGTATACAATCTCATCTCTTGCAATACACAGCACATATTTTGAAGTAACTTGCGGATATTTGTCTGGCGAAGAATCAACATTCAGTAATAATGACGATGTATTAATTACATTTGCTCGTACTGGTGATGTTGGTGATGTTGGTCCACAAGGTCCTCAAGGTGTACAAGGTGCTCAAGGTTATCAGGGTGAGCAAGGATACCAAGGCGCTCAAGGTTTCCAAGGCGTTCAAGGCGAACAAGGTCGTCAAGGTACACAAGGCGCACAAGGCGTTCAAGGTACGATTGGTGCGCAAGGTGATCAAGGTTATCAAGGCGCTCAAGGTCATCAAGGCGAACAGGGACAGGTTGGTGAACAAGGTGCACAAGGTGTTCAAGGTTCTCAGGG